TTCCGTAGAAGACTTTGTTGCTTTTTTAGTTGCCATTTGACTGTTTATTTAATTGATTTATAAGATATTATATATATTGCTTCGTTTTAAATCTGCAAGTGCTCACTTTGCGCTTGGTTAAGTTTATTATATTTAATTATTTAAATTATAGGTTATTATATATATCACTTCGTTAAGAATCTGCGAGTGTATAGCACTTCGTGCTAATAATACTTTGAAGTGATCAATAAAAAGTGTGACGTAGGGTGGAGTATACTCTTCCAACCCCTATTTCACTGGTCGGCCTACTTAGCGAGTGTATAGCAGAGTGCTTACCTTATCCAGCCATCACCATAACCGGTGATTGCTCTAACCCACTTGTAGCTTTTCTCGCCACTTTCTGGATAATCAACTCTCTCGCAACCGCTTCGAAAGTCGTAGTTAAACACTACAGAATCTCTTTTTAAGAGCATTCTACATATATAGAGACCACTATAATTGAATAGTATCTCTAAGTTGTACCTTACATTCTTCATAATAATTGGTATTTAATTGATTAATTTATTTGAATTGTTATATAACTTACTTCGTCAAGTGTCTGTGAGTTAAAACACCCGCCAAGCACGTTACTTGGCGAGTGTGTAGCACTATGATACTTTATTGTACCATATTTGCTTCAATTCTGATTCTATGTCTTCTGCACTAGCATTATCAAGTTCATCATTAAGTAGATCACCTAAGTAATTTCTTCTTGGTTCAACTTGTGAGCTGTATAGTGCTATCACTTTGTACATCTCTTCATAGTCAGGGATGTCTTGATCTGGTGATTTCACCCAATACTTGTCTTCACTGTTGTCTTGATCATGAGTGACACAGAAAATAAATTCTTGTAGTCTCTCAAACTCTTCACCCCAAATAGTCTTCACTAATTTAGAGTATGTTTCATAGTTAAATTCCTTCTTTGTCATGAGTATTAAAATTAATTGATTTACAGGTTATTATATAATTTACTTCGTCAAGAATCTGCAAGAAACGAGTGTATAGCATTACACTTACAATGACAACACCTTGAGGTGACGATGTGAATTGACATACAAAAGTATGACGCAGGTCGGAGTATACTCTTCTGACCCCTGTCTCACTGGTCAGCCTTTAAACTTAGTATGTTAGAGAGTGGTTATTTACTTAGGTAAATCACCATCCAGCCACCATTCAAAAGCAATTTGCTTTGCTACCACATACATCAGAGCATCATAAGGTGTATAACCTTCTTCAAACTCCCAGCCATTGTAAGTTTCACACCCGAGTAACTCTAAACAAGAGATTTTGTCAAGGTGATCAAGCAGCAGTGGATCGTGGTGGTCGGTGACGTGTGTTAGAAGCGTCATACTCTCTTCCATATACTCATGAGCTTCGCTTTTATCACTTACTCCTTCAAAGTCATACTCAGGGTGTATATATGCCACTTGCATATCATACCCATTTAACTGAGCGTCTAGTTGATACTCATCTGGTGAACCTTTCACCGATACGAGTATATCATTTTTAGTGTTACTACAATTTTCCATAATATATAAAATTAAATTGGTTACTTGTTTAAATTAGAGGACGCTCTTGCGAGCATCCTCATTAGTTGTTATTTAGTAAAATAGGTGAGTCCTTTGTAGTTGATATAACTACTAATTCCTTCGCCACCTGTTGAAGTATTAATACAACCAAATTTCTTTGGTATATTATTTAAGTCAAAATGCTCGAATTTTACTCCGTTTAGTCGAATTGCTTTCTTGAAAACAGTTTGACTGTTAAATTTAATAACGCTCATAATAATTAATTGGTTTTAATTTATATATAAATAATTTTATATATAAATTAATATATAAATCACTTCGTTAAGAATCTGCAAGAAATTCGCTGGTTTCTTTGCGAGTGTATAGCACTTTTTTACAGGTATTGGTTAAGGTGGTGGACGATGTAAAAAAAAAGGACAGCCTTGCGGCCATCCTTTTGTTGGTTTATGACTTAGTTACTGATTCACATCCTCTAGCAAATGCTGGAACAGCATTAGTGTTGGTGTAATTTTTGTACTTGGCAAAGCATTCCATACCCTCAAATTTAACCTTAAAGGTGTTATACACTTCATCATGATCATACTTCCAATTTTCACCTTTTTTGTTGGTAAATTCAATAATTTCACCTTTACCAATTAGTGACTTTCTAATAACAAATCTGTTGGTTTTCATAATAATAAAAATTAAATAAAATAAATTAAAAATTAAATAAATTAAATATAAATTATTATATATTTAAACTCGTTAAGAATCTGCAAGAGTGTATAGCAGCTTGCTGCTAAATAATATATACGATATATGCAGATGAAAAAAAGGGATACCCTTTCGGATATCCCTTGTGCTACTTACGATTTTTTCACGCTTGGCAGCTGGCGAGCAAAAGCAGGCACCGCGTTTGTGTTCGTATAATTTTTATACTTAGCGAAGCACGGCATAGCTTCAAATTTGCTCTTGTGAGCGTTATAAACTTCATCATGATCATACGACCAGGTTTCACCCTTTTTGTTAGTGAACTCGATGGTTTCACTTTGACCAATTAATGACTTTCTGATAACAAATCTGTTAGTTTTCATAACATGTTGGTTTGTGTTAATAATTATAGTTAATTTGAATAATTATTAACTGGTTTATAAATAATATTTAAAAGAACTGATATATATATAAAAATAATAAAGGTTTAATTTTTTATATTATTATTTTAAAATATATAAATTAATATATATTTAAACTCGTTAAGAATCTGTATAGCATTTGCAGCTTGCTGCAATAAAATGAGTAGATAAAAAGAAGAGTAAAAAAAAGGGACAGCCTCTCGGCTATCCCCTTTTGATTAGGACTTGGTAACGCTTGGCAGTTCGCGAGCGAATGCAGGCACCGTGTTCGTGTTAGTATAGTTCTTATACTTGGCGAAGCAAGGCATGCTTTCGAACTTGCTCTTGTGAGCGTTATACACTTCGTCGTGATTGTAAGACCAGGTTTGACCCTGTTTGTTGGTGAACTCAATCACTTCATTCTTACCTATTAACGACTTTCTAATAACGAATCTGTTAGTTTTCATAACATGTTGGTTTTATGTTAATAATTATAGATTGTTTTGATAATTATTAACTGGTTTAAAATAAATTTTAATTTTTAATAAAATAATAAAATTAAATTTTTATATTATTATTTTATTTTTATATAAATTATTATATAAATTTGCTCGTTAAGAATCTGTATAGCATTTTATTTATATTATTTATACCATACTACCGGGGAAAAGGTGAAATACTTAGTAGATATTATATAAAACCCAAAAAAATTTACGAAAAACTCTATAAAACAGGGGGACCCCTTTCGTTTCAAAAAACTTTCTTTTTTATTTTTTTATTTTCAAAATAAGGTATTATACAAATACTCTCTACATCTAAGTACTCTCTACAAACACTCTCTACAAAAAAAAGTGTGACAATAGCCTTATAGATAGTATAGTAGGGGGCTAATGTCATAGTTTTGAATATCTTCGTTAATGTGTAAGTATATAAGTATAATAAAAACAGTTACAATGCAAACATGGTTAAATAGAAAGATCCAGGGTCCTCGTCAAGTTGGTGGAGGTGATAAGAAAAAAGGTGGTGTAAAACCTTATGTAACATATGACCGTGACGACCCAAGGATTCAGTCGCACAGTGATAGTTTAGCTTCATATAATAATAGTAATAATGAATATTATGAACAATTTAAGTATGAGGATGATAGGAACAGGGCTGGAGAGGCAGAGTATCAAAGTAGACTTTCTGATGAGGACAGGGAATGGCAAAGGGCAAGAGGCGTTGAGCGTAAGCCCGAACCTTTACTAAGTAAGCAAGAAATTATTTCAAGGGGTAGAAAATGGGCAGAGCCTGTTACCAATGTAAAGTATGCTTCAGATGGAGGAGACCCGTCTAAAAAGCGGCATTATATGAATTATACACCCCCTACGGCCACTACTAGGCCAGCGGGTGTAGTAGGCCCTGGAACTCCTGGATATAGTAGTATGAAAAATAAATCAATAAAACCAACTTCTTTTATACAATCAGATGGGTATGTGAAGGCGGTTTTTTTTGATAAACCTAAACAGGAAGTAATACTTAAGGGTTTAGAAAAGATGCCTATACTTAAAGGTAGTAGTAAGTTAGCATCTCCGAAAATTATTGATAGAAAATTAACGTCTAGAAAATTCACTACATCTCTATACAATCCCAATCCTAAAAAAAATAGTGCGGATTATAAAAAATATGGAGAAGTAAATTTTGGAGATAGAAGAGGTAACAAAGTATTGAATAAAGACCAATTTGTTAGCTTTGAGAAGTTTAAAAAATAAATAACATGATGAGACAAACATGGTTAAATAGAAAAATAAATGGTCCTCGTCAAGTTGGTGAAGGTGTTAAACCTTATATAGCTAAAGACGATGCTGACTACGCTAAACGAACACAAATGTATAATGATAGCTTAGCTGCGCACAATGCAACAGAGAATATTATCAATACTTTGAGAACCCCTAATATGATTGTCGATGATAATCCATATACGGATCATAATTATTATACAAATGTAGAAGGTAGTACAGGTGACCTCAATAGTAAGCCATATGAATCTTATAGTGGTGTTAAGGGTGTTGCTCAAGATATTAAGACATTAAAGAGAACAGATAAGAGCTTAGGTAATACAGAGTCTGTTAAGAGTAAGATATATTATGATGGTGGAGGTGTAGGTCGTAGCCGTCACCGCTATTCTACATTTGAATTACCGTATCGTCCAAAACCTAAGCAACCTATAGAAAGTAATAGATCTGATATGGCTAAAATGCCTACAAAAAAAGCTGCATTGTCATCATCACAAAATAATAGCACTGTAAAATCTCGTGCACCAAAATACAATAAGCCATATAAGACTACATCTGGAAGCGATAAAAATTACGCTACAATTAATAGATCAGATGGTACAGGTAATAAGAATTTAAGTAAGAATGAATACAATGCAGAGATGCGTTTATTTAAAAATAAAAAATAATGGCACAGAAATTAAGTCAGAAAGCAAAGGCGGCTAAAGCTAAAAGAGATTTAGCGGCTGCTCTGACGCCTCGTAGAAGAAAGATGAAGGCTGCAAATCAGAATCGTAGAAGAGCGAAGCTTAAGAGCTTAACTGAAAAGTTTAATTCCGCTTCAGAAGCTAAGGCTTGGTTATCTGATAGAGATTGGGATCATGAAGATAGAAGATGGGAGTTGAAGGGCAAGAACAGAGGCAATGATGGTAATGGAACTAAGTCCGAAGGAAACAAAAAATATAAAGCGTAATGGCAATAAATTATCAATACCCTAGAAAAGGTATTTTAACAGGAAATGAAGTAGTTAATATAGCTGACACGGATGATACATTAAATCCGTATTCTACTAAGACAACTACACTTCAAGATGTAGCTAATCTAGGTAGCGGCGGTGGTGGCGGTGGTGTAACAGATTTTACATCGACTGCTGGTACATTTATAAATGTAACCACAAACGCTGCCGCAACTGGTTCAGTTAGCATTGGGACCGTGGACTTGTCTGCAACAGGAACAGCAGATGCGACAACCTTTCTTCGTGGTGACAATACTTGGTCTACCTCAGGTGATGTAACTGGCCCTGCGTCTTCAGTTGATAGGTCTATACCAATATTCCAAGGCTCAACAGGAAAGATAATCCAAGACACAACGGGTGTAAGTATCGATGTAGACGGTAACGTAATGCTTGATAACTGGCCAAGTGCAGAGGCTAATTTCATGGGTGATGTTGATGGTGCAATTAGATTTGCAGCTATAGCAGATGAAACCCTTTCTTTTGGTGACGTTGTTTATATTTCTGGCGAATCAGGAGGTAACACGCTAGTTAAAAAAGCGCAGTCTGATAGCTTGTCTACAATGCCAGCGTTTGGATTTGCTTATCAAGACGCCACATTAGGTAACCCAGTACAGGTTGTAAGCTTTGGTAACATATATGGCCTTGGTTTAACAAAGTCACTTAATACTACAGTAGATTCAGATGGTAATTCAATAACCGTAGGTGACACGCTCTATGTTAGCCCTACAATAGCAGGCGGATGGGAAAATGTAAGACCAACTGGGCCAGCAGAACTCGTGCAAAATATTGGTAAGGTAACTATAGTCCAGGCTATCAAAGGTGCAATTAAAGTAGTTGGTGCTGGTAGAGTAAACGATACACCAAACACTATAAGCATCACGGGAACGATAACTGGTTCTCGGGTAATATCTCCTCAGGTACTATCTCAAAAGTTTACTACTAACGAGGTTAGTGTAACTGGTTCTGGTTCTGGTCCAACTATCTTTACACACAACGTAGATACTGGCTCTGTTGCTTTAATCACAATAACAGATCCAGTTGGAAGCAAATTGATACTGGATAATTTACCATCAGCAACACCAGTTATAGTAAAAGTAACACAAGGTGGTTCTACTTCTCCGTGGCCAAATATTGCGCTTTATATTGACGCTGGTGGTGGTACTATTGAGTGGTCTGGTGGTATAACCCCAACTATTACACAAACAAGTGGTCAATCAGATATTTTAACATTCGTTAGAATTGGGACTAATGTTTACGCATCAATAAATCAAAACTTTAGCTAATGTTTCTTGCAACTCCAGGATTTTTAACACCGCAAGTTTCTGGCACTGACCCAGACGCTGCGGCTTATATATTGGCGGCAGGTATAACAGACCCAACAGAAGAAGCCGCTGTTAATCAATTGGTACTTGACTTAAAAGGAATAGGAAGTACGCCAAGTGGAACAGACCTATGGACAGATGCAGCAGCATTTTATCCTATCAGTCCAACCAGCTTATCGGCGGCAACATACAACCTACGAGATACCACTAGCTTTAATATGACTTGGCTAAATAGTCCAACACATGCATCTACTGGTGTTACTCTCAACGGCACTAATCAGCATGGTGATACAGGTTTTGACCCTGCTGTGGAAACTTTAGCTAATGGTTACGACATCACACTTGGTATGCAGATAGTGAATGCAAACCCAGTAGCGGTTGGTTTGATGAGTGCTGTCATTGCAACAGGAAAAAGAACTGGAATGTTATTAATCAGCGGTAATCTTTACCAAGACATTCACAACACAGGAGGTGGTAGATGGGTGACTAGCACAGGCGGAACATACGAAGGGCGCATGATTGTGAGCGCTGATAGAATAGCGAATGGTGGAAGAGCGAATTACTTGAACGGAACGTCATTAGGGACAAAGCTTTCTGAAGATAATGGAACACCTGTCAATCTATCATTATTTGTAGGCGCACAAAACAACGGTAGTGGGGGTCAGAACTTTACAGCAATGGAAATGAGATTTGGTTTGATTATTCCAAAGGGACTAGATGCTACCGCAGTTACTGACCTAGATGACGCAATAGTTAGATATTCAACAGCGCTTTCAAGAAATATATAAAATGCAAGAAGTAGAAGTATTGCCTGAGAGTTTGTATCCAGCTGTACCATTGTTATAATAAAATAAAGTATATTTGTACTTAAATTAAATTAAATTTCATGAGAGGAAACAACATTGTAAAGAATCTAAATTTCGGTTTAGAGGCTAGAGAAGGAATCTACCAGGGAGTAGATAAACTGTATAAAGCAGTTAGTTCAACATTAGGTGCATCTGGAAAGGCTGTAATACTAGAAGATGAAGACGGTAACCCAATAATAACAAAGGATGGTGTAAGTGTTGCAAATGCAATCACATTATTAGATCCAGTTGAAAATATGGGCGCAACGCTACTAAAAGATGCCGCTCGTAAAACAGTTGAAGAAGCTGGTGACGGTACAACCACTGCGACTGTATTAGCACATGCCATTTTAACTGAAGCATATAGCCATGACGCTAAAGATGTTAAGGAAGGTATTAAGACTGCAACTGAAAAAGTAATCAAGTACTTAGAATCTGTAGCAAGTCCAGTTAAGGGTGATATGCTTAAACACATTGCAACAATATCGGCTAACAATGATCCTGAAATTGGTAAAATAATTTCTTCCGCTTTCGCTGAGGTAGGTGATAATGGCGTAGTTACAATGGAGCAATCATCCGATGAAAACACATTGTATAAAGTAATTAACGGTGCTTCATTTGATAAAGGTCTTGTTAATCTATTTTTCGCTACTAACGAAGACAAGAACAAATGCGTTCTAAATAATCCGTTAGTATTGATATGTGAAAATAAAATAGATAACATAAGGAAGATTGAATCTGTACTTAAACACGTAATGGTTAATAAGCGAGAGCTATTGATTGTTGCTGAAATGGATTCGCAGGTTTCAGGTGCATTAGCCATGAACAAGATGAAAGGTAACATTAAGTGTAATGTTATTGATTCACCAGACTTTGGATTCAATAGAAAGCAGAAGCTTCATGATCTTTCTTTAATTACCGGAGCTAAAGTAATTAGTGAGGATCTTGGTGATGATATTGATCTTATAGAGATTGAGCATTTAGGTTCATGTTCTAGAGCAACAACAGATCTTCATGAGACCATCATAGAGATAGCAGAGGAGTCAGAAGAGCTTACCGCAGCAATAGAGTCAGTTAAACGTCAAATAGAAGAAGAGGACAAGCCTGGTAAGAAAGCACAGCTTGATAGAAGATTAGGATTTCTATCATGTAAAGTAGCTGTAATAAAAGTTGGAGCAAATTCTGAGGTAGAACTTAAAGAAAAGACAGATAGAGTTGAAGATGCAATTTTTGCAACTAGAGCAGCTATTAAAGAAGGTGTTGTATCAGGTGGCGGTATTGCGCTGTTAAATGCTTCATATAGTTTTGCTCCTGATAATCAAGGTGAGGAAATATTATTAAATTCTATACGGAAACCACTTGAGGTGATATTAGAGAATGCTGATAGATTTGGTGATGAAATTAATGATATCGGTTCTAAAGATGGATTTGGTATGAATGTTAAGACTGGTGAAATGGTCAACATGATTGAAGCTGGAATTATTGATCCGCTATTAGTGACTAAGAGTGCATTAAAGAACGCGGTGTCAGTTGCTACAACTATATTATCAACAAACTGTGTAATTAATAACTTAAGGACTAAGGAATAATGAAAGTAATGGGTAATTATGTGTTGATTCAGCCTATAAAAGCTGCTAGCATAAAAACAGAAAGTGGATTAGAACTTGGACAAATACATATATCTGATCTAAGATACAGAGAAGCTAAGGTTAAGGAATTTAGTAAAGATATTGAGGGATTAAACATCGATGATGTTGTATACTATGATAAGCATGCTGGATTTGATCTAACCATAGATAATGAATTATACAAAGTAATAAAGCAACCAGATATTATCTTAGTTGTATAATGCGCGTTGAAGCTGAAGATATAAGAAATCTTAATGTATTAAAGCATTATAGGACTATTAGAAAATGGGCTCACAAGACGAAGAGTATAAGAGAGGCAGATCTAGAGATTTTAATATATCTAGACTGTCTCGACTACTTTCGTAGAGTAGACTTTCAAGAAGGTACATTTGCTTACAGTTGGGATAAAGGCAGATGGGATAGATTAAGGAACGATGGTTGGGTTGAAGTGTGGAGAACAAGGAACAACACAACTAGGAAGTTTAATCTTTATAAAGTAACATTCAAGGGTAAGCAACTAATTAACCAAATATATCGTATAATGCTTGGGCAAGAAGATTTACCAAGTAGTACAAAAAGAAACCCTATAATGAAGGGTGAAACATATATGGACAAAGTACTTAAGGTATCTATAGATTTAGTAAATAAAGACGAAACAAGATAAAAATATGAAAAAAGCATTTTACAAAACGGGTTTAAATCAAGAAAGCGATAAAAAAAAGGGCGCTTATGGTAATAACACCATGCTTGGAACAAGCTCTGTAATAGGTAGAGCTACTAACATGGGTGAGGCCAAAGAAGATGAATCACCAAGCAAGACATTGTCAGAAAGTAATATGGGTAAATCACCTGAATCAGAAACTGAAGCTAGACACGCGAAAGGTCATTACAAAATGAGTGATTATTTTGGTGGTGGTCAGAACCTAAATAAAGAAGGTATTATGTCTGTTTTAAAGGCTAAGATTGAAGATAAAGCTACTGCTAGAAAAGCTAAAAACCTAGAGAAATACAATTCTATTAAGAAAGGTGAATATGAATCTAGCAATAAAACTCTAAATAATGTAGATCCAACGGCGCCAAGTGATTCTAAAATGGACGCACGACAAGCAGCACCAGATGATAGAACTGGCCAAACCAGAGTTCAAGGAGATGCTAGCATTAAGTTGTATAACGAAAAAGACTACCCAGATAGCGAGATGCCAGCTGGTAAGTTTAAGGCTGCACCTATAGATCTTGATATTGCAAAAGATACATCTGAATTAGATATATCTGCTTTTATGCAAGTGTCTGATGCTTTTAGTAGAGCAGCTGGAAGATCTAAAAAATACCAAAAATAAAAAACAATGAATCAATACGACACACAGCAACCAATATCAGCACAACCCCAGGTACAACCTGAACAAGTGCAAGCGACAGACCCTATTACACAAGCAGCTTTAGCAACGGCTCCTGTGCCAGTAGAAGATATATATTCTCCTTCAAAGGGTGTTGGATACAAGCAATCAGATACATTAGATAATGCCGCATTAAATATGTTTGGCTCAGAAGCAAATAGAAACCTAAGATAATTATGAAAAAAAATAACATATACGAAGCTCCAAATAGTAGAAAGTACGCAGCAGAACAAGGTATTGATGCTACTTGGGAAGGTCCATTAAATATGGATAATATGCCAATCGCGCCTGGACGTAGTTCTGGAGCTGATGGTATTCAATTACTTGCAAAGAATGAGTATCCTTATCTAGCAGGTCCAATCACTCAAAGAGCAAAGGGTGAATAATATAAGCAAGCATATAACATATTCAGAGGCAACACGTAGTCAAACGGCTACCAAGAATGGCATAGAGAACAGCCCTAGTGAACAACAGTTGGTTGCAATGTGCATTCTTGCTGAAAAAGTATTTGAACCTCTTAGAATCCACGTAGCGGGTCCTGTAGCTATAAATAGTTTCTTCAGATCCGTTGAGTTAAATAAAAAACTTGGTGGATCATCAACTTCACAACATTGTAAAGGTGAGGCTATGGACATAGATGATACTTACGGACATATGTCAAACGCTGACATGTTTAATTTTATTAAGGATAATCTAGACTTTGACCAAATGATATGGGAGTACGGAAATAATGATAATCCAGATTGGGTTCATGTCTCGTATAAGAAGTCTGGTAATCGAAAAGAAATACTACGATGTCAAAGAATAAATGGAAAAACGGTTTACTCTCACTATTAATATTAGTGATTTTATCTTCTTGTTCTTTAGAGAAAAGAATAGAGCGTAGATTAAGAAGAGCAGAAAGAAAGATAGAGAAGTTAACTATAAAATATCCATCTATACTAAAAAAGGATACACTACATGATACTATCGAAGTATATACACCACTTGTACAATATGATACTTCTTTTATTGATACGAATAGAGATACTATTTTTATTAATAAAGATAGACTTAGCATTAAATATATTAGGGTGGGAGACACCACCTTTATTCAGGGAGAATGCAAGAGTGACACTATTATTAAGACGATCAAAGTTCCTTATGAAAAAGTTGTAGTTAGAAAGCAAGGTATAATTGAGCAGCTTGGTAAGAATTTAAAGAGAATATTATTAATAGGATTCATGCTATTAATTGTTTTAATAGCACTGTATGTAATATTTAAATTATTGATAAAATCAATATTTCCACTACGGCTACCATAGTTAGATAGAAAAGTTATGATATTGTGTAATATATAAGTATATGGCAACTAAGATAGATAAATCAAAAATGAAGTGTAACTCGCCGAAAGCTCAAAGAAGCGGCACTAAGTCACACGTAGTTAAAGCATGTGCAAACGGCAAAGAAAAAATAATAAGATTTGGTGAGTACGGAGCTAGCACTGCTGGCAAACCTAAACCAGGCGAGTCTGATAGAATGAAGGCTAAAAGAAAGTCTTTTAAAAGTAGACACGGTAAAAATATAGCTAAAGGAAAAATGTCGGCAGCGTATTGGGCGGATAAAGTAAAGTGGTAAAAATTATTAAAAACAAATCAATGAACATAACATCTGAATCAAGCTCGCTTGAGCAACTTTTAAAACAAATGGAACAAAAGGATAAAGAAGTTAAGATAGTACCACAAGTTTGTGATATAGAAGATTCTGAATGTATTTCATGTGGTAGTTAATAAAAACAAAAAAAAGTAAACATGTATAAAAATACAAAAAAAGGTGGACCAAAAATGGCGCCGCTAGTTGGAATGGCAGTTAAAGCATTAGCACCTATGGTTATTAGTAAAATTGCTGGAAAGGCTAAAGAGAAAAGTGGCTTGATGATGAAAAGCAAAGGTGGAACCTTTATGTCAAAGAACTGTAAGTAATGCCTTTTAAATTAGGTAACAAACCAATTGAATTAAATGGTCCATCTGTTTATTACGAAGATCTAGGACCTGGTGTCTTAGGTCAAACTAATAAAAATGGTACTATTGCTATTAATTCAAAATTAAGTCCTAAATTTGTAGATGAAGTAATTGAACACGAGAAGGTTCATATTAATCAAATATCTAGAGGTGATCTTACTTACGATGACGATAACATATATTGGAAAGGAAAAAAGTTTAATAAAGAACTTCACATGGTGAGAAATTCAAAAGATACACCATGGGAAAAAGAGGCTTATACTAAGTCAAACACAAAACACGGAGATACAAAATACAATATTTAAAAATGGGACAATATTTAAACCAGCCAGATTTTGGCACACAGGCTGTAGATGTAACGCCTAGCGATACCATCGATTCTACTACTAAAGTAAACCAGATGATACTTTATGTAGGTGGAACTGGTAGCGTAAAAGTATTAATGGCTGGTAAGACACAACTTGCTGACGCTGTTACTTTTACTAATATTCCAGACGGTACTTTTCTACCAATCGTAGTAGATTATGTACTAGCTACAGGAACAACTGCAACTGCCATTATTGGCGTAAAATAATAAACTATGTCGATAGGGCTTGGTATAGGTAATTCTATTGGTGGTAAAGTAAGTGGATTTGGTGGAGGACCATCGGTTGACCCTGCTCAGGCTTACATCACAGCAGCAGGTATAACAGACCCAACAGAACAAGCGGCTGTTATTCAACTTGTTTCTGACTTAAAAGGAACAGGAAGTACTACTAATAACACAGACGTATGGAGTGATTCATACACAATCTATCCATTATCACCTACTTCATTAACTGCTGCGAAATACAATCTTAAAGACCCAACTCAAAACATTACTTGGAACAATGGTCCAACACACGCAACTACTGGAATAACGGGTAACGGTACTGATGCCTATGGAGATACAAATTGGAATCCTACAACTGAAGGTATTGATATTAATAATGCTGGTCTAACATATTCTGGTGAGTATTCGGATGGTGATTATGCATTAGGCGTATATAATTCGGTTAGATGGTTTGTAATAAGAAATTCAGCAAATAGAAAAATAGCGTACATTGGTGCTTCATCATCAGCGGCTAATCCTGTTGACCTTAATAGAAGCATAAGCACGGCAGTAAGAACCAGTGGAACACTGATAAAAATGTACACTAACGGGGCTGAGTCTTCCTTAAACTTGGCATCAAGTGGCGGTTCGGTTGTGCCAAACGCTAACTTTTTCTTATTAGGTTATAGTAACTCTGGAGCTTTATCAGCTCCGTTTGCTGGTGAGATGGACTTTGTGGCAATACACAAAGGATTAACGGCTAACCAAGCAAAAGATTTATCAGACGCAATAACAACTTATAACACAGCAGTAAGAACAGACCCTGATGCTACTGCTTACATCACAGCAGCAGGTATAACAGACCCAACAGAGCAAGCGGCTGTTATTCAACTTGTTTCTGACTTAAAAGGAACAGGAAGTACAACTAATAACACAGATATATGGACAGGGCTAGATGCAATTTATCCAACATCCCCAACTTCCCTAGCTGCTGCGGAATACAATCTTAAAGACCCTGCTACTTACCAAATCACTTGGTACAATTCTCCTACACATTCAAGTGCAGGAGTAGCTTTTGATGGCTTAGATCAGTATGGAGATACAGGATACGCTCCTACCGATGGACTACAAAATGATCATTCTTTCGGAGCTAATTTTAGTGCATATTCTGGAGGTAATGGTACGTTAATAGGAGCAAGAACAATCTCACCTAATTATTATAACGCAATCACACAATATAATAGTAGGATATATTACGGCTTGAATAACGCTAGTGGGACTTCGAGATCTGGGGGTATAACACCTGCGCACTATATAGTAAATAGAGATAGTTCTTTGGTAACTTTATTTAGAGATACGGCAGATATTGGGCGTGTAACAGCAGCCTCCACAGGACAAAGCACATATACTTATTTTCTAGCCGCACAAAATTATAATGGCTCAGCAAGTTTCTTAGGATCAGGAACAATGAACTTCAGTCATATAGGAGCTTCGTTAACGGCTAACCAAGTAACCGATTTATATGACGCAATAACAACTTATAACACAGCAGTACGATGACAGCTTTAATAATACCAGACGTTTCTCAATTTCCAATACTAAGTAGCATTGATGATTTCTATTGGAATCCCACTAATAACACCGTTGGCGGTGTGTATTGGCTACAATTAGAAGCTCAAACCGATTTAGACAATGCAGCAATTGCATACACTATTGGAGAAATTGAAATTGTAGAACCAGTAGGTCCAATAATAGAAGATTAAAATGGAGATAATTGAAGGGATAGCTAAACTAATAGGTGAATACGGTTTACCTACAGTATCGTTAATAGCACTTGTAGTATTAATATATAAAAAGTGGGATTACATTGTAACAACTCTTCAAGCAGCAGCTATAGTGAAAGAACAACAAAAAACAATAAGTGCGTTGAAAGAAACAATGGATTCTAATAACGCTAAACATGCTTTTCAAATAGATGAGTTAAACTCAAAGTTAGAGATAAATAATAAATTGATATTAGAGCAGTCTGTAATTATTGCAACGCTCACGGCGCGTTTAGAGAGATATGAGGAAGTTATCACAAAGAAGATGGCCTCTAGCCCACGTAGACCTAAAAAGGCGTTGTAATACATAGTAGAATTTACAAAAATTAAAATTAAATATTATGAAAATAGAAGAACAAGAATTAGAGAAAATTAAAAGTGATTTCAATAAAACAGAGCAAATGGCAATGCAGATTGCTTCTCTTGAATTACAGAAAACAAGATTAATGAAAGATTATGCTGAGGTTATTGAATCAGCAAATAAAACTAGAGCTGAGTTAGAGGAAAAATATGGTCCTATATCTATAGACATGTCTGATGGTTCATACACAAAACCAGTTGAAAATGGGACGGTCTAATACAGTTATAAGGAAAATAAGTATAGGTACTGAGTACAAGGATAATGCAATGCATTACTACGTAGGTCAGCCAGCTTGGGACAATCACATTGTACATACAATACAATTCATTGATGAAGATCAATCTCACATTATATGGTTGGAAAAGTCAGGTGAGATAATGATGTGGAAGAAATTTAATAAAAATATGGCCATAGCGGTCGAATACGATTTAACATACTAATGCATAGTCTTTACGATTTTATAGTAAAACCAGTAGACGATCATAGATATAATAATAAGAAAGAAATAGCTGGTGTACAGTTTGTTACAAATACAAGTCTTGAGTCATTTAAGAATGTTAATAGACAAGGTGTTGTAATAGCTGTTCCAAAAGCATTTGATACACCAATAAAACCAGGAGATATAGTCATAATACATCATAATGTATTTAGAAGATTCTACGACGTTAGGGGTAAAGAAAAGAATAGTAGAAGTTATATGTTTGATGGAATGTATGCGGTATCATTAGATCAAATCTATGCATATCAACCATTGTCTACAACTGATTGGCAAACCTTTAATGATTATTGCTTTGTTCAACCTGTTAAATCAACAGATGAATCAAGTACTAGTAAAGAAAAGGAACTACACGGTATACTTAGATATACTAATAAGAAATTGAATATCGAAAAAGGAGAAACAGTATGCTTCACCCCTGACTCTGAATTTGAGTTTGTGTTTAACGATATGCTTTTATATTGTATGAAATTAAATAATATTGTTTTGAGTTATGGAATCAGAGAAGGAGACGAAGAATATAATCCAAGCTGGACGAGATAAGTCTAAGGAAACTAGGATAAGAATAATAAGCGCTGGCAGAGCAGCTGTGAACGAGTTAATTAAAGTTGCTGAAGAACCAATACTTGGTGCTAAGGGAACAATGATTGTTGACGGTGAAGATATACCAATGAATAGTGAAGAACTCTCTGCTGATAAACTAAAGAATGCTGCTGCAACTAAGAAGCTATCAATATTTGATGCATTCGAAATACTTAAGAGAATAGAGGAAGAAGAAGAACTACTTAGCGACGATCCAAAAACTAAAGAAGAAGAAAAAACATCTTCATTTGGTGGTTTTGCAGAAAAGCACGCTAAGAAAAAGTAATGTACGAGCAGACATTATATAAAGTAATCACGCCATTAAAAAAGGCTAAGATTGATAGAAACAACCGTTATAAGAAATGGGAGTATGGTTACAATGCTGAATTTGATATTGTCATAATAAGCAAGACCGGTGAGATAGACGAGATACTTGATATACAAGGTTTAAAAATTGCTCTACCAAAAGCTCCTAAGAAAGTAATAGCTAGGTCTTCAATTAATAAAGAACAGTATTGGGAGAGACTAGAAAAGCCAAAGGAATTAGATAAGATAAAAAGCATATTTGACTGGAGAAGAACACCAGACACGTTTAAAGCAAAGTATCATGAATACATTGATATAGAGTTTGAAAGAAGAGAAGATGGTTTCTGGTTTAAGAATAATGGATTAGATACATACGTAACAGGTTCTCACTACATGTACTTACAGTGGGCAAAGATCGATGTTGGTGAAGCTCAATTTAGAGAGTCAAATAGATTGTTCTTTATTTTCTGGGAGGCATGTAAAGCAGATCATAGATCATATGGAATTTGCTACTTAAAGAATAGACGTTCTGGTTTTTCATTTATGGGATCAAGTGAAACTGTTAACTTAGCTACTACTTCAAGTGATAAGAGATTTGGTATCCTTTCTAAAACTGGACCAGATGCTAAAAAGCTTTTCACGGATAAAGTTGTACCAATATCAATTAATTATCCATTCTTTTTCTCACCTATCCAAGATGGTATGGATAGACCAAAAACAGAACTAGCTTATAGAGTACCAGCATCTAAGTTAACTAGGAAGAAGATTGATTCAGAAGATGAACTAGAGGACTTAGAAGGATTAGATACAAGTATTGACTGGAAGAATACATCAGACAACTCTTATGATGGTGAGAAGTTAATGATGCTTCTACATGATGAATCTGGAAAATGGGAAAGACCTGAAAATATTTTAAACAATTGGCGTGTTACTAAAACGTGCCTTAGATTAGGTAGTAGAATTATTGGCAAGTGTATGATGGGTTCAACATCAAACTCTTTAGACAAAGGTGGTAGCAACTTTAAAACGCTTTATTACCAGTCAGATGTAAACGATAGAAACAAGAACGGTCAAACTAAATCTGGTTTATATAGTTTATTTATACCTATGGAATGGAACTATGAAGGTTACATTGATAGGTATGGTATGCCAGTATTTGATACACCAGATGAACCAATAGATGGTTTTTATGGTGAAAAAATAAGCATGGGTGTTATAGAGTTCTGGGAGAATGAAGCAGAAGGTTTAAGAGATAATCAAGATTCATTAAACGAACACTACAGACAATTCCCAAGAACTGAGGAACATGCATTTAGGGATGAGGCAAAGAGCTCACTATATAATCTACAAAGACTGTATGAGCAAATAGATTATAATCAAGATCTAGAAGCTCACGGTACATTAACTAGAGGCAGTTTCAGTTGGGAGAATGGCATAGAAGACACTAGGGTAATATTTGCACCAAATAAAAATGGTAGGTTTTTAATATCATGGACACCACCACCTGAGCTTCAAAATAGGATTATAATTAAGAATGGTATTAAGTATCCTGGAAATGAACATGTAGGTGCTTTTGGATGTGACCCTTATGATATATCTGGAACAGTTGATGGTAGAGGATCTAAAGGTTCACTGCATGGTAAGACTAAGTTCTCGATGGAAGACGCACCACCTGAGCATTTCTTTTTAGAGTATATAGCTAGACCACAGACTGCTGAGATGTTCTTTGAAGATGTTTTAATGGCTATAGTGTTTTATGGTATGCCTATCTTAGCAGAAAATAATAAGCCTAGATTATTATACCATATAAAAAGAAGAGGTTATAGAGGATTTTCTATGAATCGCCCAGATAAGAGTTATAATAAGTTATCTATAACCGAGAGAGAGATTGGTGGTATACCAAATACAAGTCAAGATATTAAGCAAGCTCATGCTGCTGCTATTGAAACTTATATTGATAACTGCGTTGGTTTAATAGGTGAAGGAGAGTATGGAGATATGTACTTTAATAAAACTTTAAATGAGTGGGTTAAGTTTGATATGAATAATAGAACTAAATTTGACGCTGCTATTAGTTCTGGACTAGCTATCATGGCTTGTAATAAGAATCTATATGCGCCGGCAAATAAAATAGTTAGACAGAATATAAGTTTAGGCTTTAAAAAATATGATAATACTGGTACTGAATCTAAGATCATACACTAAAATAGGATAATGAAGAAAATAAATACAAACCCAAATACCGCATTCCCTGACCAAGTAGTTAGTGACCAGGAGAAAGCGTCTATTGAATATGGCTACCAAGTTGGAAGAGCTATAGAGGGTGAATGGTTTGGAACTGGTAGAACCCAGAATAGATTTATGTCTAATTGGAATAGTTTCCATAATTTAAGATTATACGCTAGAGGAGAACAACCAATGCAAAAGATTAAAGATGAATTATCTATAAATGGTGATTTATCTTATTTAAATTTAAGTTGGAAGCCAGTTCCGGTTATATCTAAATTTGTTGACATTGTTGTAAATGGTATATCAGAAAAGTCATATGAAGTAAAAGCTTTCTCTCAAGATCCAGAATCAATAAAGAAAAGAACTAAGTACGCAGAGAACTTAATGCGTGATATGGCTGTAAAGGAAGAATTAGAATTTATACGCAATGCAACTGGTATGAATCTATTTAATTCTCCTTCTAATATAGATATTCCAGAAACAAAAGATGAGGTTGAATTGCATATGCAATTAGAATATAAACCATCTATAGAGATAGCTGAAGAGGAGTTAATATCTAATACGTTTGAAAGAAACAGATATGATTTAACAAGAAGAAGAATAAACTACGATTTGGTTGTGTTAGGTATTGGCGCAGCTAAAACTGGTTGGAATAGATCTAATGGTATAACAACTGAATATTGTGATCCAGCTAAAATGGTTTGGTCATATACAGAAGATCCTAATTTCTTAGATTTATATTATGTTGGTGAAGTTAAGTTATTATACTTATCTGAAATAAAGAAATTATTTCCACACTTAACCGACAATGACTTAACAGAGATACAACAGTATCAAGGAAACAACCAGTATTTACAAAATTGGCAAGAGTACAATAGTGATACAATTGCTATTTTATTCTTTGAATACAAGACATATACAAACCAAGTTTTTAAATTAAAAGTTGGTGGTAATGGTTTAGAAAAAGCATTAGAAAAAGACGATAGTTTTAATCCGCCAGAAAACGATACGTTTAAGAGAGTTTCTCGATCAATAGAGACATTGTATACAGGCGCTAAGATTGTTGGTTATGAGAAAATGCTAGAGTGGAAACTAGCAAGTAATATGACTAGACCAAAATCTGATACAACTAAGGTTAATATGAATTATGCCATATGTGCACCTAGAATGTACAAAGGAAGTATAGATTCAACGGTTAAGAGAGTAACTGGATTTGCTGACATGATTGATATTACAAATATCAAGATGCAACAAGTTTTATCTAAGTTAGTTCCTGATGGTGTTTTCCTTGATGTAGATGGATTAGCTGAGGTTGATCTAGGTAATGGTACAATATACAACCCAGCAGAAGCATTAAACATGTACTTCCAAACAGGTAGTATATTAGGTAGATCATTAACGCAAGAAGGTGACATGAATAGAGGTAAAGTTCCTATTCAAGAGTTAAATTCTTCAAGCGGGCAGGCAAAGATACAGTCATTAATAGGTACATATCAATATTACTTACAAATGATTAGAGATGCTACAGGACTAAATGAAGCTCGAGACGGTAGTCAACCAGCTGAAGATATGCTCGTAGGATTACAGAAGTTAGCCGCTAACGCATCTAATGTTGCAACGCGACACATATTACAGGCTAGTTTATTTGTAACCGTTAAACTGGCTGAGAACATCTCTCTTAGAATATCTGATTCAATAGAGTATCAATTAACTAACATGTCGTTACAAAAGGCTATCAGTGCTTACAATGTAGGTACACTTAACGAGGTTAAAAATTTACACCTATACGATTTTGGTATATATTTGCGCTTAGAACCAGAGGAAGAAGATAAGGCACAACTTGAAAAAGATATGCAGATAGCTTTGCAAGCTGGTGGTATTGATTTAGAAGACACTATAGATATTAGAGAGATAAAGAATATCAAGTTAGCTAATAGAGCTTTAAAGCAAAAAAGAAAGAAAAGAATAGAAAGAGAGAGAGAGCAGCAACAGAGTACGATTAAGTTAACGGCTGAAGAAAATGCTAAAGCATCTGAGAGAGCAGCTATGGCTGAACTTCAAAAGCAACAAGCTATAACAGCGGAAAAGATTGCTATTGAAACAGCAGCGTCGGGGCTTAGAATAAAAGAGATGTACGAACAAGCTAATGTTAAGAAAGAATTGATGGGTATAGAGTTTAATTATAACCTTCAATTAAAGAATGGTGAAATTAAATCTAAAACTGAAGCAGATAGAATTAAAGAAGATAGAAAAGATGGAAGAACAAAAATCCAAGCTACTCAACAGAGTGAGCTTATTGATCAAAGAAAAAATAACTCTTTACCGAAAAACTTTGAATCAAGCGGTAATGATACTTTGGGAGGGTTTGGGTTAGAAGCTTTCGGACCTAAGTAGAATTTTTTTAACTAATTATATATTATATTATTATGAGCGACATTAAACTAGACCTTACTAAATTTCAAGAAAAAGAGGTTGATGACGATGGTAAGGTTATTGACAAACCTGTAATACCTGTAGAAGAACTAAGTGAACAACCAGTTGATGAAACAGTTGACGAAACGGTTGATAAAACAGTTGATGAACCAATCATGGTTGAGGTAACTGACGATTTAGTAGATACGCCAGTCGAAGAAACAATTGATGAACCAGTTGATGAACCAATTGACGAGCATATTGAAAAAGAACATCTACCAGAGGGAGTAGACAGCTTAGTAAAATTTATAAAGGATACAGGTGGAACAGTGGAGGACTACGTTAGATTAAACGCAGACTACACTAACATTGATGAAAATACTCTTTTAAAGGAGTATTATAAAAAGACTAGATCACATCTTGATAATGATGAGGTCGATTTCTTAATTGAAGAGAATTTTTCATACGACGAAGATTTAGATGAGTCTCGTGATATTAAGAAAAAGAAATTAGCGAAGAAAGAAGAGATTGCGAAAGCTCGAAAATTTCTAGATACTTTAAAAACGGAGTATTATAAGGAGATTAAAACGAGGCCAACAGTCACTAACGAGCAGAAAAAAGCCGTTGAATTCTTTGATCGCTATAGTAAGAACGAAGAGCAGAGGCTTAAAGACAATAAAAGTTTCTCAGAGCGTACCAAGAAAATGTTCACTGAAGATTTCAAAGGTTTTGATTTCGATTTAGGTGAAAAGAAATTTAGGTACGGTATCAAAGAGCCACAAAAAGTCGCAGAGAACCAATCTGAAATTAACAACGTGTTAAGAAAGTTTCTTGACAAAGACGGAAAAGTTAATGACATGAAAGGTTATCACAAAGCCTTGTATGCAGCAACAAACGCTGATACTATTGCTAACCACTTTTACGAACAGGGTAAGGCTGATGCTATTAAGGATGTTGCAAAGAAATCAAAAAACATTCAAGATGGACAAAGGAACTCACCTGAGAGTTTAACGGTTGGTGGTTTTAAAGTAAAGGTTGTTGATGGTGTAGACAGCTCTAAATTGAAAATTAAAACACGTATTTAACGCATAAAAAACAAAAATTATGGCATTAACACCAGCGGATTATTCATTAATCCCTACTCAGCGAAAAACGTTGAGCGACGCGAACTGGATTGACTTCACATCAGGTGCAGGCAATGACTTTTCGCAACAATTCTTACCAGAAATCTATGAAGCAGAAGCTGAGAGATATGGTAATCGTACAGTATCTGGATTCCTTCGTATGGTTGGAGCAGAACTTCCTATGACTTCTGATCAAGTTGTTTGGTCTGAGCAAAACCGTTTGCATGTAGCTTATAAAGACAGCGCAACGGCTAACCAAGAGGTTGATCTTACTGGAGTAGCCGTGATGGGAGGTTCTACTATCACACTTGGTACTGATTTGATTAACGTAGTTCGTGTTGGAGCAACGGTAGTTGTGGCTGACGCAGCAACAGGGCTTGTCACTGCGAAGTGTTACGTCAACGCTGTATCTGGTCAAACAATCACAGTTCAACCTTACGGAGCTGCTACTATGTCAGCTGCTGGATTTTCTGACGCGCCAGTTAACCTATTCGTATATGGCTCTGAATTTGCTAAAGGAACTGACACAATGGCTGGATCTGTATATCCTTCATTTACTCAGTTTAGCAATAAGCCAGTAATCATTAAAGATCACTATGAAGTATCAGGTTCTGATACAGCTCAGATTGGTTGGGTTGAAGTTACTGACGAAGGCGGAACATCAGGTTACCTATGGTACTTGAAAGGTGAAGGTGAAACTCGTCTACGATTCCAAGATTATCTTGAGATGACAGTTGTAGAAGGTGAGTTGAACTCTAACGCCAACTTGACAACTACAGGTATTGAAGGAACACAAGGTCTTTTCTCTGCTGTAGAATCAAGAGGTAACGTATTTACTAACTTTGCAGGTTCTACTGGAATAGCTGATTTTGATGCAATCCTTAAGCGATTGGACAAAGAAGGAGCTATTGAAGAGAATATGTTGTTCAACAATAGAGAGTTAACTCTTGAGTTTGATAATATGTTAGGCATTGTAAACGCTGCTTACTCAGGTGGTAGTTCTTACGGAGTATTTGAAAACAGCGAGGAAATGGCATTGAACTTAGGTTTTGCAGGTTTCCGTAGAGGTTCTTATGATTTCTACAAGTCTGATTGGAAATACTTAAATGATGCATCTACTCGTGGATCAATTGGTGATATTGAAGGTATCTTGATACCAGCAGGAACAACCACTGTATACGATCAAATGCTTGGAACTAATATCCGTAGACCATTCTTACATACTCGTTACCGAGCTTCTGAAGCCGATGACAGAAGAATTAAGACTTGGTTGGTAGGATCTGTTGGAGGTCGACCTACTAATGGTTTTGACAATATGGAAGTTAACTTCTTGTCAGAGCGTTGTTTGGTTACTCAAGCGGCTAACAACTTTGTGTTGTTTAAGGCAGCTTAATTATTATTTTTTAATAAATAACTTGAGGTCGCAATCTTGTGGCCTCAAGTTGTTTTAACTATTTATTTATTTATTATTATATTTTATCATGGAGAAAAAAAGAACAAGTGCAACAACAAAGCCAGCGCCTACTAAAGCAGTAGAAAAAGAAACGGTTATAGAACAACCAGAACCTTTTAATGAATCACCAGTTGAAGATACTGTAGTTCATAGTAAAGACCCAGAGGCTGGATGGGAGGTCAAAGATCGTTCATATTACTTAATTGGCGATAAAAGCCCTATTAGTTATACATTACCTAGTAGACACACCACTAGGAAATCTTTATTGTACTATAATGAGGATACGAACGAACAAAAAGAAATTAGGTATGCTAGTAATCAAAAATCACCTTTTGCTGAAGACCAAGTAGGTCAAGTGACATTAGAACACATAGTTTTTGAAGGTGGCGCGATGAGTGTACCAAAGTCTAAACAAGCATTACAGAAACTAATGTCTTTATATCATCCACTTTTAAACAAGATATATAGAGAACATGATCCAGTTGAAAATGCTGAAGATGATATGGATATTCTTGATATGGAATTTGAAGCGATGTCAGCAGCTAGAGAAATGGATATTGATTATGCAGAAGCTATAATGAGAGTAGAGATTGGGTCTAAGGTTAATAAGATGAGCTCTAAGGAAATTAAAAGAGACTTATTACTGTTAGCACGAAGAGATGCAAGATTGTTTTTAGCGTTAGCTAATGACGATAATGTTCAACTTAGAAATGTAGCAATTAGAGCTACTGAAGTCGGTATAATTAAGCTATCACAAGACCAACGTACATTTACATGGGCTAGTAATGGTAGAAAATTAATTACCGTTCCTTTTGATGAACATCCTTATTCTGCAATGGCAGCATATTTTAAGACAGATGAAGGTATGGAAGTATTCTCCTCTATTGAGAAGAAACTTACATAATATGTGATTATACTTTATAGGGTAGGTTACCGATTTGGTGACCTACCTCTATAATTAACAAAATACTAAAATGGCAGTAAGCGTTGATAAGGTTTATAAAACTGTATTACTAATAATGAATAAAGAGCAGAGAGGCTCAGCTACGCCAGATGAAATGGCAAAAGTTGGTACTCTTGTTCAGCGTGAAATATTCGAAGGTTATGTAGAAGATCTTAACCAATTAGTACGTGTTCCACAAACAGATACTGACTATGCTGACCGTGTAGCTAACATAGATGAAAAGCTAGCCGAATTTAAAAGATTTGATAGCGCTACATACGATAACGCTACAACACCACTAACACCTTACTTCACTTTACCAGCAAATCTTTATAGGCTAGGCGTAGCACATTATACTGGTAATAACAGTATGATAAAAGAATTACAAAGACTACAGCGTGGTGAATTTTACAATATACAAAGATCTAAACTAACAGCTTCTACAAAGCAATTTCCAACGTGTTTATACGAAAACGATAAACTATACGTATCACCTAGCAGTATACAATCATCAGTAGGAGTTGATTACCTTAAAAAACCAGATGATGTTCGTTGGGGATATAGTAAAGGTTCACTTGGTCAATTCATCAACGATCCAACAGTTTACGGTGCTGACCTAATAAACACAGGAGAAGGTACATTAACATCTAGTTTAACAACTTTAACAGATGGTATACCAGGCACATACACAGCGCCAGTTATTACCACAAGTGGTTCTGGTACTGGATTAGTTTTATCAGTTGATGTAACATCTACAACAAACGCCTCCGTTACAGTCACAACAGCTGGAACTGGTTACGCGGTAGGTGATACAGTAAACTTTGCTGGTGGAGTAATATCAACAAGTCCAGCCGTTATAACGCTACAGTCTAGCGATTTTAATGCAAACAGCACATACGGTACAACTAACTTTGAATTACATACTTCAGAGCAAACGGATATTATACTAAGAGTATTAATGTACTTTGGAATAATCATACGTGATCCTCAGATAATTCAAGGCGCAACGCAGCAAATACAACAAGACGAAATAAACGAAAAAAGATAATAGATGCAAATTCCAGGAACAGGTTTAATAAGCGAGACTAACGAGGAATACTACGTTGGTCAAAAAGTATTTTCACTAACCGCTAGCCCTGTAAGTGAGTTTACAACTACGTTTAATACTGACCTAACAGACACTGTACCAGGTGAATACCCAAATAATTACTATCTACAAACTAGTAGTGACTTAGGTGTTACATGGGTAACCGTTAGCTCTGAGGTTAAAACAGGGTCAACAAAAATAATCGTTAGTGGCACTAACGCTGTTCCTGTTCCACTTGATAACACCGGCACAGTAGATTTTGTTAGAGTTGTTTTATTTGAAACAGCGGCACAGAATAATTATGGTGGTTATGAGTACATAAAATTAGATGACATTGTAACTAACTTCTTAATTGCTTACGTTGGCGCTGGTAAACTCGTACCAAACGTTAAGAGAACAGATGTATTGTTCTTTGCCAAAAGAGGTTTACAGGAATTTAGTTATGATACTATAAATAGCATAAAATCTTTAGAATACATTGTATCACCAAGTTTAAGTGTTCCATTACCACAGGACTTTGTTAGTCACGTTCAAACATCTTATACTGATTCAGCTGGTATCAAGCATATTATATACCAAGCAAATCAACTAACTGTAAATCCTTCATCAACTCCACAACAAGATCTCTCAGGTCAGTTTGTACAAGATGATTATGGAAAAAATATAGAAGATTCTTCTAGAACTGAAACAAATTGGAAAGAAAATAATCCAAGTAGCGTAACGGGTATATTTAACGATATAAGTCCAGACTATAACTACTGGGGTTATAATCAAATTAATAGAGGAGAGAGATACGGTGGTAGCCCTGAGTTCATGCAACAAAATGGTTGGTTTACAATCAATAAAAGAACTAATTGCTTCAACTTCTCAAATGATTTAGCTCAAGCTAACATCGTTACAGAATACGTTACTGATGGATTAGCTTACGACGAAGACACACGTGTGCCTAAGATGGCCGAAGAAGCCATGTATGCGCATATATTATATATGATAATTTCGACGCGATCTGGACAGCCTGAGTATGTTGTACAAAGATTGAAAAAAGATAGATCAGCTAAACTACGTAATGCTAAAATAAGATTATCGCCAATAGGTATAGCAGAACTTACTAGAATAATGAGAGGGAAATCTAAATGGATTAAACACTAAAACATGCCAGAAGTTAGAAATGTCTTCCTTAAAGGGAAGATGAATAAAGACGTAAACCCTAGGTTACTACAGACTAATGAGTATATAGATGCTAGAAATATATCTATTAACGATTCAATTGGTGGTAATTCAGGTTTAGCTGAGAATGTTAATGGTAATACACTGCTAACTAATTTTGGTCTATCTGATGATAGTTTAGAAATAACAGGTATGTGTATTGATTCTGCTAATGATAGAATAATAGCATGCTTAACTAATTGGAACGATACATCCTCGGATGGTATATCTAACTTTGCTTCAACTAGCTCGTCGCACTATATATGCATGTATGATAATAACGAAGATGCTAGTTATATATTAGTTACTGGTAGTTTTTTAAACTTCAGTAAAACCAAGCAGGTTATTAATATGCATGTTTTAGAAGATTTGCTTTTTATATCTGATGATAGAAACCAACCTAGGAAAATAAATATTAAAACAGCTAAAGCTAATCCAAGTTATTATTTCAAAGAAGAACATATATCTGTAGCTAAGTATTATCCATTTAAACCAGCTAAGGTTGCTAAGCTTACTGGAGATGGTGATTTATTGATAAACTCAGAACTACTAATAACAACTAACCAGAATAATTTAACAACAGGTACTTATACTAGCATATCACCATCCGCTACAAGTGGCTCAGGTGTTTCCGCTTCTTTTACAGTTGAAGTTATTGCTAATGCTGTTACTGAGGTTAAGGTAACCGGCGTTGGTTCTAATTATAGTATAGGTGATACAATAACTATTGCTGGAACAGATCTAGGTGGTTCTATAAATGATGTAGTTGTAACTATATTAATGGAGAACATGAAACACGAACCTACAATGAAGGATTGTGTTTCTGAAACATTACCAGCATCTGTAACGGCTACCGCTGCTGCTAATTTAACTTTAACGCCTGGTGGTGGTGGTACTGTTTTTATCACTACTGGTATAAATTCTAATTGGAAAGGAGCTCAAATAACAGCTAATAATATAGATGTATCTAATAATGTTATAGTTCAGCCTGCATACGCTGGTTCAGCTAATTTAGCTCTTAAGAACAATGGATCATCAATTGTTAGTATAAGTATTGGTGACACTATAGTAGTAGGAGCTAATCCAGATTACAATGCCAGCTACGATGGTGATTCTGATTTTCTTTCTGATAAGTTTATTAGATTAAGCTATAGGTTTAAGTATGACGATGGAGAGTACTCTGTGATAGCACCATTTACTCAACATGTGTTTATACCCAAACAAGATGGCTACTTTATAGATGAGACATTTCCAACAGATGTAACCACTGATGGAAGTGATGAGAATAAAGCTATAAAAAGTACTATAATAGCTTTCTTTGAAAACAAGGTTAATTGCACTCAGTTAGTAATAGATCTACCTGAGGGTGTATTAACTCCAGCTAATTTATATAGTGAGTTAAAAGTAACAGACATTGACATTTTATATAAAGAATCAGACGGTATATCTATAAAAGTATTAGACACAATAACAAAAGATGAACTAGCCGGGCAAACAAATGAGTATCAATACTTGTATCAATATAACGGAAGCTCACCTGTAAGAGTATTACCTGATAAAGAAGTATCAAGAGCATCTGATAAAGCACCACTAAGAGCAAAGGCGCAAGAAATATCTGGCAATAGAGTAATGTATGGAAACTACATTGCTAGAAGTTCAAGACCTAGTAGATTAAACTACAATGTATTATCTGGTAATAAGGAAGACTTTGGTGTATCAAATTCTATAAACGAATTACAATACCCTAATCATTCCTTAAAGCAAAACCGTTCTTACAAAGTTGGCGTTGTTTTATGTGATAAGTTTGGTAGACAGTCAGATGTGATAACTTCTGATAATTCTATTGTATATAACCCATATAGAACATCTACAACTGATTTCATAACATCTACAGATACTTGGTTTGGTGACTCTATTAAAATAGTTTGGAATAATATTATACCTAGTGAGATAAGCGAAAGTGGGTATGTTGGATTATATTCAGCGACTAATCCACTTGGTTGGTATAGTTATAAAGTAGTTGTACAACAAAAGGAGCAGGATTACTATAACATATTCTTACCTACAATATTAAATAATTTTCCAGCAACAACACCAACAACTAGCGATGAAGTTGCTCATGTTACATTATTTAGTGATAATATAAACAAAGCACCTAGAGATTTGAGAGAAGTTGGTGCTCAAGATATAACATACTCTAGTTCAGTAGATCTTTATGGTAGAGTACATAATACAAACTACTCAACTACACGTAGTAGTAATATTCAATATTTTCCAGATTCGATACCAGACAAGTTAGTTAAAATAGGCGTTAGGGATGACATAGGATTAGGTACAACAGAAAGCGGTGATCCATATGATGTTTCGCCGTTTTACAGCATACCAACTGGGCCAAGCGGAGCTACTGGTTATGGCGCTGAAATAAAAGGTGCTAATCCATTTATAGGTCAAGTATCTACAAGAAAAAGTATAGGTGCAACTGGTGGCTCTGGAACTAATGTTACATATAATACAACTAGACTCAATGTTTATGAAACAGCACCTTTCTACTCTGAAATAGATATTTTTTACGAAACAAGTACATCTGGATTAATATCTGATTTAAATACATATATACTAAATAGTGCTAGTGAATTTCAACCTGCAAGTATATCTGATTGGAGTTTCGAACTAAAAGAAGACGCTATACCATCTAGTGATGTTACACCTGCTTGGTTTGATGTTGTTAATACAGAAGGAGTTAGTTTAGCAAGTGCTTCTTTAGTTGGTCAACTATTATCAGTTAAAAATGGTGTAAACGCTGATGTGACAAATAAATTCGTACTAGAGCAAGACTCTGGAACGTTTAAGTTCAAAGTAAAAATAGCTAGTAATTCTTACTTTACATATACATCAGGTAGTAATTATTCGGATAACTATAAGTTTACTTTTAGCTTTACAAATACAAATAGTGGAGTTAATTATACAAGTAGCTTTATAATAGATTATCCAAACCTTTTAGATAATATCGAACCTACATTTACCGGTTCATCACCTTTTAATGCTGGTAACAAAAATGAAGTTCCAACACCAGTTGGTCAATGGAACGATATTATATATTTAGATGGTCAAAATGGTAGTGCAATACCAACTACAACTTATAAGAAACTTGGTTTAATATGGGAGATAACGTCTGTACTATTCTACTGGCCGCATATTGGCACTTATGCTAATTATCAAAGTGGTACACCTATAAGCGAATACTTAAGAATAGCAAATACAGCGTTTCAAACATATACTAACATAGCCGAAACACTACAATATGATGATAGCTTTGTATGTGTAAATACTAACGCTACAAACTCAGCTGATTTGTATAATAATTATTTTGCTAGAACAGATACTGATTTTAGAGTAAACCTAAGACTAAAGGATGCTAGTGGCGGTACTGGTTCGTTAAACACTACAGCTAGAGTAGATTTTACATTAAAAAGAACAGATTAATATGGCTATAACTAGAGAAGTAACTTACTTTAATTCTTTTGCCGTAAAGAGGGTTGTTGAAGACAATGGCCTTGGTTTTCAAGGCAAAGCTGTATGGCCTGCTTTATCTTGGAATCCATATGGTTATCCAGCATTCCCATTAACAGCTGACCCTGCGTACGTTAATTTTGGTTGGTATGTTGAAGAGTCTAGAATAAGAGGAGGATATAACAATACGCAAGTTGATCTAGGAGTTAGAGCATATATAACAGAGACTGATGATACAGAAAAGCAAGTTGGAAGTGGTATAATATATTCTGGTATATATAACTCTCTTACTGGATTTAACGAAACAAATGTGTTTTCCACTGGAGACATGATTGAAAAACAATTAGATCCAAGGTATGGAGATATACAAAAAATGTTTACATACGATACTAACCTGATTGTGTGGCAAAACGACAAGGTACATAGAGCGTTGATAGATAAAGACGCATTGTATACTGCTGCTGGTAATGCTTCTTTAACATCGTCAAATAATGTTATAGGTCAAATCACTCCTTATTCTGGTGAATGGGGTATTAGTGAAGACCCATTGTCATTTGCGTTTAAAGGATTTAGGATATACTTCACAGATAGATCAAGAGGAGTTGTTTTAAGATTATCTAGAGATGGTATCACAGAAATAAGTAATTATGGTATGCATGATTTCTTTAGAGATGAGTTATCAAAGATTAATGATAATGATACTATATCTTCTATTGGTTTGATAATGAAGACTGGTAATGCTGAAGCTACGAATGTTGGTGTATTTCCAACTGACTCTGTGGTTGTTGCGGACTACATTGTCGACACTGTCGACGATATAGAACTTGGTATGACATTACTATTCTCTCTATATGGAAACCAAGGAGATGTTATACATAGTATTCAAAATGTAGGATCTTTAACTGGTGATTTAACTGCACAGATAACTAGTAATACAACTGGTTTAGCTAATGGCACGTATATTGGTGTTGTTCCAGATTCTAATAGAAGTGTTTATGGTCAAAAAGCATTATCTGGTGGAGTTGATCCAGAAGTTACAGTAACAGTTGCCGGTGGCATTGTCACTGCTATTGTAGTTACAAGTGGTAGTATATTGTACTCCGCAGGAGATGTATTAACTCTTAATGGTGGCGATATTGGTGGTACAGGTGCTAACGATGTAGAGATAACACTTGTTGAAGCTAATTTAACAAGCATATCAACAACACAAAAAAGAATAGTATTTAATAAAATACTTTACAACCTAAGCGGTGGATTAGCAGTTCCACCTTTATTAACTGTTACTTTTTATAAAAATATAAAGGATAAGATAGTTGGTGGTTTTGATGACTATGTTGATAAATATGTGTTATCGATACAAGACTCTAGTGAAGGCACTTACAATACGCTAACATTTAATGATGACAATAATGCTTGGACTAGTTTCTGGGATTACGAGCCATCATTTATGTCTACTATTAATAACGTTTATTTTACTTGTTATACAAATAAAATATGGAGACATTATGCTATTGATAAAGGAAAAAACTATAGTGAGTTTTACGGTATACTTTATCCTTCTTCAATACAGTTTGCTTTTAATCCAACGATTCAATATGCTAAAGTTTTTAATACTATAGGATATGAAGGTAGTAACGGTTGGAATGTACAGAATATTTTAAGTGATCCTAACGGTGTTCAAGATACGGGTTTATCATATAATGATACTTCTATTTTTATTAATAGCTATGAAGAGGGACAATACATTGAAAACGGCATAACTTATAGAGCTGGTTTCAATAGAAAAGAAAATAAATATATGTGTGATATTATCAATGATACTATCACTAGACCTGGAGAGGTTGTTTTTGGAGAACAAATGTCAGGTATTAAAGGTTACTATGTTACTGTTACTATGCAGACTGATAATACTACGGATCTTGGTGGTCTTAAAAGTATATTCGCTGTATCAGGTAATCATGTACTTTCGTTAAATTAAAATATAGGTAAATATGGCAATGAATTGGCTAGCACTTGGTGCTGACGCTATAAATAGTGGTGTTCAGATATATCAAGCTAATAAAAGGCAAAAAGAATATGGAGCCGAAAGAACAGCTCACGAGACAGAGATTCAAACTCTTAAAGATAATAGATTTGATATACCAGATTTATCAGAACCTATTGAAGACCTAAGCGGTAACTTAACTAATCCATTTGCTAATCTATCTGTAGCAACTCAAGCGGCAGAAATACAGATGGAACAAACTGATATTGCGTTAGCTAATACGCTTGATACAATAAGAGCAACTGGTGGCGGTGCAGGTGGTGCAACAGCTTTAGCTCAAGCAGCATTGCAAAGTAAAAAAGGCGTATCTGCTACTATTGAACAGCAAGAGGTTAATAACCAGAAATTATCAGCACAAGGAGAACAAAGACTACAAGAACAACAAGTAGCTGAAAAACAAAGAGTACAAACAGCAGAGGCTGCGGCTTTAGAGTTTACGTTTGGAGCTGAAGAAGCAAGAACAAATGCAGATCTTGATTACGAAGCTGGAATGGAAGGTAGATATGCTCAAATGGAGTATGATGCTAAGTTGCAAAAAGAACAAGGGATTAATGAAGCAACATCTGAAATAACATCCGGCTTTGCTGGTGGCGGTTACTACGCTTAATAATAAAATAAAACATGGGCTATAGAAATCCTACACAACTACAGACAACGCTTAATCCTCTTGATTTTAAAAAACCAGGTGGTACTAGTGATACTGGCAGTGGACTATCATTAACTACTAAACTTGCTCAAGAATCTCTTGCTCGTAAGAAAGCTAACCACTCTATAAGAGTATCAAATGACGTACTAGCAGCTGCAACGTCTGCTGATCTATCTGGACAAATAGCTAAGACCAGTAAAATTGATCAAGCTAGTTTAAATAACGCTATATCTGGCATAGTAGACTCACATTATACTTCAAAGACTAATTTAGAACAGTCAGTTGAGCCATATGAGGTATTTGACGATGACGGTAATTTATTATATTCATATGAATCTGATGTTCAGAATCTAAAAAATACCTCTTCTTTTATAAAAACATTTCCAGAGCAATTAGTAGCATTAAAGTATATTCAAGATGAATTCACTACTATAGGTACTGGTGAAAATCAATATCTACCAGATAATGTTAATCCATACTTTAATCTGTTAACTAAAGTTGATGATCCAAATTTCGAAGGTGTCAACGTAAAATACGACGTTACTAATGATGATAATGGAATACCACAAATTGGCGTTGTATTATATGGTTCTGAAGTAGAAAGAATAAATAAGGAAATGGGTCAAGGTGAAAAAGATGCTTACACTATACGCCCAGCTGAATTAACTAGCATACTTAATAACGCTAATGGTAATCCAAACGATTTTGGGTTAACAATGAAAAATCACGCTGCAGTAGGATCTGCTAAGAAAGAATTAGAAACCGGTGGTGTTATTAGTAATGGTACTATATCAAGTGACTATATGACGCCATTAGAAACTGAGACTATACAGGATAAGCAATCAATGACTCAACAGGCTTACGCAGTTAGTGCTATAAATCACCAGAAATTAGATCAAGCTGTTAATCCAAAAGCTAAAGCACAAACTACAATGATGCTTAATTACGGTCAATCATCTGCGGCAACAGCGATTAAGCAGTATGCAAATAAAACCAAAGAAGGTCAATACTACTATGATCCAATTGTATGGAACCCAAGGCTAAATAAGTACGTCAGAGATGCTAGTAAAAGAGTTCAAATGGGTGATGGTGTACCTGAATACGATCCACAAAATACTGAGAATGATGATTACAACGGTTTTCCAGAACAAACATTTAAAAATATAGAGGGTTTAATTAGAACTAAAATACTAGAAGAGTCTGGTGCTTTAATGAATCCAGTAAAAACAAAGTCTGGAACTCCTACTAGGATTTATACAGACACAGAAAATAAACTAACAGCTAAAGAGCAAGAAAACCTTGATAAAAAAGCTAGAGTGGAAACTTGGGCTAATGCTATTAAAAGTGGTAAAGTAGATATTAATGACCAAGGTCAAATGACTGATTGGGCAAAGCAAAATATAGAGTCTATTGGTAATTACAACTATGTAGAATATGATTTAGGTCAAAAAGTTCTGCAATTTTATAAAGATAAACCGGAGAAAGGAGATCAACCTGATTACGATATAAGAATAGCAAGTATAAAAGATATTGATGCGGCACAAAATACCATACTAGGTCAAATAAGTGTGTCTTTATCAATACCTAACGTAACACCTCCTGCTAAATCATCTAAAACATATAACACAGTAGTTGCTCTAATAGACGAGTTTGATTTGTTGAAGGATAAAGATGAAAATGATTTCGAAGATATGAAGCTTTCAGATGGTACAGAGGCTTTTCCTGGATTTGGATCTAAAGAAGCTTGGGTTGTTGATAAAATTAAAAACTATCCAGGACTAGAATATTTATTTAAACCAATAAATGAAGGTGGAAAAGGTGGTAATATAGAAGCTACTGGAACATCAAACACTGAAGAAATAACGTTTACATACCCTAATGGAGACGAAGAAGTAGTTGATATTAATGATCTAAAAGGTGTTGGTGAAAAATTAAAGGATGCTCTTAAAAGAGCTGTAGGTTTTATAGATCCAAATGCATTTGACGCACGTCCTAGTGGTTTACCGATGATACCCGCTGAGGAATGGGATGAAGTATGGAGCAAAGGTAAACAAGGTGAAAGGTTTTTAGCAGTAGATGGTAAAATATACACTCATCCTTAAGTAAAGTATAATATTATGGCAGAACAAAACAATAATGGGTGGGTACCACCAACTGACGCAATTAAAGTAGAAGACTCAATTGCAGTAGAAGAAACTTGGGTTCCACCAACCGATGCAATTAAAGTAGAAGATTCAATTGCAGTAGATCAAGTGGGAAAGTCAGAAGGTGTTGGAACTGTGGAAGCAAGTACAACACCGTCGAACGAACAAGCTTCATTAGAAACACCTACAATAGAATCAAAAAAACAATTGACGCCGCAGGTAAAGCCTGGCGAGAAAATGGTTGATATAAGCGGAAGCTTATACACATTTAAAGAGATTGAGAATTCAGATGCTTATAAAAAAGGTAAGTATAAAACCGTAGAAGATTATGTATCTAAGTTTGGTAAAAACGCTAGCTACATAGAATCTATTGATGTAGAAACTGAATTACCTACAATAGAAGAAGCGTCTACTTATAAAGCAAAGGAACTTGCTATTGGTAAAGAGAAGAACAACGAGATCAACAGTAAGTTAAAAAGTATTAACGAGTCTGATCCTTCTGTAGTAAAGACTTTCATCAATAAAAAGGTAGATGATGCTTTAGTTGATTTCCCGTATGAATATGAATATGAAACAATTAGATCTGGAGGTGAACCAAAAACAGTTCCAACTAAAATACCACCAACGGAAGAACAATTAAAAGAGTTTTTAGGTGAATCAGTTTATGATCTATATACTCAATATAGAAAAACAGGAACTATAGATAAAGAAAACATGGCTTTAGCTTCTGAAATGTTTCCATATGAAGTGGATGCAGCGGTTAAAGAAGTTAAAGGTAAAACTTCTGAGTTTTATCAAGCTAATTTAGATAGATCAGAAAGAAAAGCATTAAACTTGTTTCAAAGTGGTGGTATTGACTCTGATCTTCAACTTCAACATCAAGATGGTTTGAGAGATGAGCAAGAGTACTACAGGTTAACTGGTACAAAGCTTTACGGTGAAAAAGAGTTAATGGGTCAAACTTATAATCCATCGCCATTAACACTATACGATCTAGGATTAACAGATAAACTTCCAACAGAAACAAAAGAAAAATACATTAAAGCTACTTCTGTTAAAATTAAAAACGATTTTAATGAACTAAATCAAGACGCAATAGATCTTAATAAATCTGTTGAAGATTACAATGTAAAATACGGTTCAGATCTTAGTAGATATAACGAGTTGGTTTATAATTTAAATAACTTCAATGAAAATACTGGTACAGTAGATTCACCTGATGTATCTAAAAATGATGACATTGATAGATTTGCTTCTCTTAAAAAGACGATTAGAGCAATAGAAGGTAACAATAACTATAATGCATACAATGGTAATCCTACTAATGACAAAGTAATATTCACAGATATGACAGTCCAACAAGCTATGGATTGGCAAAAAAATAATGGTGGAAAAGCAATTGGTATTTATCAATATAAGAATGAATCTTTGCTAGAGGCATTGAAAGGAACTGGTATATCTAAAGATGTTAAGTTTAACGAAGAAGTTCAAGAAAAGCTAGCTGACTGGAGTATAAGGGTTAAACGAAAAGGTAATAAGTATCTTTCTGGAGATATTACATACGATGAGTTAGCTGAGCTAATAGCTAGTGAATGGGCTGCTCTTCCAATGATTAGTGGTGATAGAAAAGGTAAAAGTCGTTATGGTGGAAGTAATGAATCTCAAATCACTGCTGAAGCTTATGAAGATATAATAAAAGCTATTCAGGTATATAAAGACGTAGATCAATCTTATGAATCTATGTATGAAGAATATGTACAATTACAGAATTCTTTATCTGATTCAAAAGCTTTTGAACTAAGTGATAATTTTAAATCTCAAGCTGATGATATAAAACAAAGGTCTCTACAAATAAGTGAGATGGCTGGTTCTACAAATGATTTAAGTGCTGTTGTTGATGCTACTAATAAAAACTATAGTTCAATTGATAGAGCATTGTTACAATTGGAAAAATCATTTTTAGGTTCAGGAGCTATGCTAGGAGCTGGTGCACTTAAAATTTCAGCCGACGTTCTTAATTATGTTAACGATATTGGTGATAATGATAGAGCGCCAACGGGTTTAACTCCTAAGATAGATAGTTTATACTCTGATGCGATAAACTACAACGAAGCTCTAGCGACAGAGTTATCTGAAGACTTTGTTAGGGATTACACCCTTGACGATGTTATGTCTCTTGACGTTACAAAAGCAAATTACTTAGGTCAAGTACTCGCAAACAACTCACCATCTATAGCTACCGTTTTGTCAATGCCTTTAATTGGTGGTATATCAGGTGTTTCTAGTCTTGGTGCAGGTACGTTTGGTAGAATGATGGCTCAAAGAGCATTTAATAATGCTGGTAGAAATCTAGCAACAGCTGCGTTCTTTAATATGGAAGCTGGTGGAAAGTTAGCAGAGCTTGAAATGTCACAGAGAAATGCTAAAAAATTAATACCAATACTTGAAGGGTCTTTAGCAAATGCTACTACACCAGCAGAAAGGCTAGAACTTGAAAAGCAAATAAACGAGCAAACAAATTTATTGAATGCGGGTATGATGAGGAAAGGTTTTTCATCATTAATGTATGGTAGTATAGCTTCGTATGCAGAAAGGTTTGGTACACTTTCTTACGTTAACAATTTAAAAAGGTTTACAACTAGAGGTGGTGGTTTACTAAAGAAAACATTATATGGAGGAGCTGGTATGTCTTATAACGTTGGTATTGAAGAGCTTGAAGAAATAGGCACTCAAATTGGACATAACTTTGTTGATATAGCTTTATTCGATGCTGATAAAAGCATGTTAGATGGAATTGATAAAGATTTCTTAGCTAACGTATTTATATCAAGTGTTGCAATACAAGGACCTGGTAGAGCATCTAATATGTATTCGATGCTTAGAGATGAGGTTATGACATTGGATGAAAAGAAAACTGTTAGAGATCTTCGTAATGAATTAATAAAAATAGAAGCTGATATACGTGGTGGTAAATTAAGTCAAGAAGAAATAAAAGATCTAAAGAAAAGAAAAGTTCAAATAGTACGCTCTGCTGTTATGAATGATGCTATCACTGTTTCTAAAATAAACGCTATAATGGCGGAGGATAAAATAACAGGTAACAATGATCTTAAAGAAATACTTGATTTAGCTAGAAAGAAAAGAGCTAAGATCAGAGAGATCAAAGAGCAAGCATCTACAGGTGATACATCTAAATCAGGTATAGCATACGCTAACAAACTTCAAGAAGAATGGAATGAATTAAATAAATTACATAATAGGTTTGCTTCTAAGACTATGCAAAAGAAGATTAAGCAAGCTGAAGCAATGAATACTATAAATCCAGCTGAATCTGCTCGCGCTCATTCTATGTTTGAATATTATTCTAATCTTGCTGCGTCAAACGTTTATGTTAATAAGAATAAAAACAATACTAGATATGATGTTTTAAAACTCTACAAGACTACTAAAAATGGAATGATTGAGTTTTTAAAAGAAGATGAGGCACAAGCAGAAATACTTAGATGGGCCGAGGCTAACGATTTGTCAGTTGGTCAAACTATAGATATAGTAGATCAATATAACGAGGGTAGTAATGCTATTTTTGATTCAAACTCTAACCGTATTATAGTATTTGAAGACAATATATTAAAAAGTATATACTCTCAAGGCACGAATAGCTTAGCGGCGAGGTTTGCTGCTGTAAGTCCACTACATGAATTGCTTCATGCATACAATAAAAGTATTAAGATAACAGATGAAGGTTTATTAAAGAATATGGATCTTGCTGTTCAAGGTCTTAATGATTTAATTGAGCAAAAGAAAAACAATGGCGAGATCAGTGAAGCTGAATATAATTACTTCCAAGCTCGTAAAGCATTGTATGATAAGACAGATGTAAAAAACGAAGAACTTATAACATTAGTAAATGACTTGGTTGCCACTAACGTTATTAGTTCAAATGAGTTTACTCAATTATATCAACTTAAAACAGCTGTTAATGCTCTTAATAGATCTTTTATAGGTGAGGCAAATGATTACAACCATATAGAGACTGGTGATGACTTGTTTAACTATATATCAACTTTCCAAAAAGTATCAAAGAAACAAGCATTAAGTATTACTGGTACACCTCAAGAAGCTGATGAAGAGAGATTAAGAAGATCTAGAGGTGATGTGCGTGAATTACCTGAAGAAGATAAAAAAGAACTTGATGAAACTGTAAAGGTAGCTAAGAAAATATACAAAGAAGAAAAGCGACAAACAAGACCAATTAGAGAAGCTAAAGCTAAAATAGAAGCTCTTACAGCAAATAATGTATTTGAACATGCTAATGCTTTATATGATTTATTAGGCGTTGATGGTGCTACTGAGATTACATATCTATGGGAAAACGAAGTATCAAGAAGATTAGCTACTAGTGATGCTTTTTCTGGATACAGGTTAAATGATCAGTTTGAAGAGAAGAAACCAGATATTATACAAATAGCATTATACGGAACAGAAAGAAGACCTAGTGATTCTGTATTAGGATTGATTAAAGGTTACAGTAAAGAATCTGGTGTTCCATTAGCTGCTTGGATAAATAAATATATAAATAGAAAGATAAATGGTGTTATTAGAGAGGAGTTTCCTGATTTATCGGGTAAGCAAATACAAATAACTGACAACATAGAAAGATTTAATCCTGCTTTTAGAACTGATGCAGAAGATACTTCTTTTGAAGAAGAGGACATAAGTCCTGGTGCGGCTCCATCAAAATTAATTAAGAAGGCTAAATCATTAACACTTATAGATCCAATAAGGATTCTTGATACTTGGGATGATGACACAAAAGACAAAGTACTTAGTAATATAAGAGAGAGATTAGCTGAATTAGATTTAAAAAAATTAACATTTGCTGAATTAAGAGATTTAGATGTTAATTCCACTGCTTTAATGTTTGGTGTTAAGGTTAATAAGATTACTGAAAAGAAAGATAATCTTAATTCAACTGAAATGCTTAACGCTCAAAAAACATTTAAAGAGATTGGTTTTAAGAAAATACTTGATCTACTACCATTTGCTACAGTTCCAACACCAGAGGGTGGTTCTAGACGTATTACAAAGGGTATTGATACACAAGCAATATCTGATGAGTTAATTGGAACTTCCACTGGACTACCTTACAATTTGCTTAAAGGTCTTTATGATAAAAGTGATAGGGTTAAAACAGCTGCGGGCATACCCGAATATACTAAGAAAAAAGGTTTATCAGCTGAAGATGTTGCTTTATACTTAGGTATGAAAGAAGACGGTACCGTTGTTGATAACAATCAAAGAGGAGCTGTTGGGCAGAACATTAAGGGTATGATGGAGCTTGTAGGTAGATTAATAACAAATAGAGCTGTTAGAGTTGAATTACAACAGTCTCCACAATACATGGTTTATGCAGCTAATATTGCTGCTGGTAAATCTCCATTAATGGCATCTAAATCTATTGATGGCAAAGTTGCAATAGCTAATAAAAAAATAGCTAAAAGTGCTGGTATAAAAGGATTTGAAAAAATGTCAGATTATACTTTGCTTAATGCGATTGAGAGCAAGCAAGATGAAATGGTTAAAGCAAGTATTAAGACTTACGATAGTAAAAATCTTAGTAAAGATTTTAATTTAATACTACAGCATAAAACCGGTATGCGATTTAATAAGATTATATCTGGTGATCAGGCTAGTGTATTAGGTAACGAAAAGGGTAGACTTGATGTTTGGATACCACCATCAGCTGAAGACTTTGTTGGTCTGTTATATAAGACATTACCAAAGGGTAAGCAAGGAGAAGAGGCCATGAGGTATTATAAGAGGAATTTATTTGATCAATTTAATAAAGGTGAAAACGCTATAGATGCTCTAACTGTTCAGATGTCAAATGATTATAAAGCTATTAAGAAAGATATGCTTATTAGACCAAAGTATTTATCAAAAAAGAATAAAACTGGTTCAACTAATGAGCAATCTATGAGAGCTTGGATGTTTCATAAAGGCGGTCATAAAATACCTGGTTTTAATGATAAAGACTTGGCTGACCATTTACGCGTAGTAAATAATGACGATTCTCTTAGAGAATTAGCTAAGGCTATTATGAAGATAACTAAAAGCAGTACATATACAAAACCAAGTAAAGGATGGAAGAATGGTAGTGTACATAATGATATGTATAATTACTTAAGAAAAGAAGCTAGAGAAAAGTATCTAAAAGAGTGGCAAGTTAATGCAGACGCTATATTTAGTAAAGATAATATGAATAAACTTCAAGCATTGTATGGTAAAGGTTATTCTATAGCTCTTCAAGAAATGCTAAAGACCATGAAAGAGGGTAGAAATAATGAGTTTAAAAATGATGAAGTTAATAGATTAATGGATTATATAAATGGCTCAACCGCGGCCATAATGTTCTTAAATACTAGATCTGCTTTATTACAAACTATATCAGCTATTAACTTTATAAATTGGTCTTACAATAACCCAGCTATGGCTGCTAAAGCGTTTGCTAATCAAAAGCAATACTGGAAAGATTTTTACTATTTATTTAATTCTGGTTACTTAGTTGCTAGACGAAAGGGATTAAAAATAAACGTTAGTGAAGCTGAGATTGCCGAAGCTGGTCAACAGCCACAAGACAAGTTTAGATCTGTAATGGCTTTAATGTTAAAAAGAGGTTACGCTCCTACACAGTTTGCTGATAGTTTTGCAATAGCTAGCGGTGGTGCTACGTTTTATAGAAACTTAGTTGATAAATTAAAAAAAGAAGTTGATGCTAAAGGAAATAAAGTTTATACTACAGAGCAAGCTGAAGAAATGGCGTTTGAAGAGTTTAGAGTTATATCAGAAGACTCTCAGCAATCAAGTAGAACAGATAAAGTTAGTATGCAGCAAGCTACTGGAACTGGTAGGTTAATATTAGCATTTGCTAACGCACCAATGCAATATGCTAGACTATCTAAAAAAGCATTTATTGATCTTAAAAACGGTAGAGGAGATACTAAAACAAATATCTCTAAAATAATTTACTACACAGTAGTTCAAAACGTGATATTCAACTATGTTCAATCAGCTATGTTTAAATTCCTTTTTGGAGATTCTGATGATGAAGAAGAAGAGGAAAAACAATATGATATGGCAAACTCTATGCTTAACAGTATATTGAGAGGTATTGGTATATACGGTGCGTTTGCTGCGATGGCTAAAGACGTTGCGTTTAAATGGTGGAAAGAAAGTCATAAGAAAAGACCTAAATATACTAATGCTGTGTGGGAGGTAAGTAATATAGCTCCAGCAATTGATTCTAAAGTTAGTAAACTACGTGCATTAGCAAGTGCTGCTGAAAGAGGTGCATTTGATGATCTTGATACTGGTAATTGGATACTACCAAGTGCAAAGGTTTTCACAGCAGTAACAAATATTCCTTTAGACAGAGCTGTAAGTAAATTCAATAATATAGAGGCAGCGATATCAGCTCAACATGAGTTATGGCAAAGCGTTTTTATGCTTGGTGGTTTTGAAGCTTGGCAGCTTGGTATAAGGAGTGAGGAAAATAGATCGTCAAGTGATAGTGGTGGATTTGATTTCGAAGAAAACGAAGGATATAATGAAGAAACTGGTCAGCCAGCAAAAGAAAATATACCAGGAGAGTATTCTTATAGAAAGATATAGATATAGTGTATAGCAAAAAGAAAAGGCCAATGATTAATTTCACTGGCCTTTTTAAGTATAATTCACCGTTATTAAGTGTTTTTCACTTAGGTTTAGCGATAAGTGCTTCATTTTTAACCTTTAACTGCTCTATAGCTTCATCGTAATTTGGCATTAGCTTAAGTAATTGAGATGCGCCAACGGCTAAATCTTTAACTGAGTTTAACTCATTAAATAAATACTCAACCATTCTTTTAAGAGAGTTAATCTCTTTCTGCATTTGTATTAAAGTTGACTCTTTCATTATTCCTCTTGTTTGAAAATTGTTAATGCCACATCTACGAACGGTAGATATAAAACATGAGTAATTTTAAGTGTTTCATTATATGATCTAAATCCTAAAAGTATTCCAGGGTATAAACCAAAGCTTATTTCGTATTCCATAATTATTATTTATTTTTTCTTTCTAAAATTAATTTAACTGTTTCCTCAACTTCTTTTATGGTCTGAGGCTTGTAGATATACCTTGTATCGTTATTATCTATCAACCATTTCTTAAACATTTTCCACCTTAATGGAAATGAATCGTTAGCTCTGCCCTTACACTCTATTATATAATCAACTCCAGTGAAATCAGGTTTGTATGTTATACTTTGTAATTTATTATTACCTCTTTCCTTATAATCACCTTTGCCGTTAGCTTGGCGTTCTGTTACACTACTAGAGAACTTAAAACCCTCTAGAAGTATAAATGACTCTTGTTCATATTTCTCAAAAAGACCCGCTGTCTTAAGTGCAATATACATTGTCTTTTCCAGACCAGATAAAAATTGAATACCGTCATATACAACTTTCCTTGCTGTTACTGGACCTTTCTTTCTACTGTACTTCTTAAACGGGTTTCTTTTTGTTGCCATGTTTAATTAATGTCTTTTAATTCATCTTTTACTGCTTGTAAATATAGTATTGCATCCATGAGCTCTTCTTGGACATCGTTTACATAGTCAAATAAGCCTTTAACATTACTAGTACGCTCATCGTGAAGTGTTTGACCATACTTTTTAAAACCAACGTCAGAACGCTTTACAAAATTATCAACTACTTTTTCTACTACTGGGTCTCTAAATTCAATTGTTTTTTTAGTCATATTATAATGTATCTTTTTTAAATGTTCCGTTTTCCATTTTACCAGTTCGTTTTGCAATAACCTCGTAAGCAGATTCTATACAGTCTTCGACAGATAGACCTCGAAGCTCTGCTAGGTTAGTTAACACTACTATCATATCACCAATAGCATCTTTAACCTCTGGTTGATCGTCTTTAAGTAATGCTTGAGCTAATTCACCAGCCTCTTCAAGAAGTTTAATATATTGCGTCTTTGCATCACCCTTTTCATATATACCTCGATCTTTAGCCCACAAACGAATTGAATCAAAAACATTGTCAAATGAGACATCAATAGACGCGTTCATTGCATCAGCTAAGGCTTTATTATATACAAAACAACGATCAGTACTGAATTGCGATGTTATCGCGTTAGACACGATCCATTCAACTGATGATAGATTAAATACAAAAGAACCAAATTCTGGATGTTGCCACTCTGCACCAATATGCTGTAATAGTTTAGCCTTAAGCTTATGTATTGGAAATGGAAAAGTAGTTGTCTGATCTGTTATATTTACTTTCATATTAAATTCTTTTACGTTTTTTAATTGTAATTCTTTATAAGGCGTCTCATCAACCTTATACCCAAACATTTTTTGTAAAGATATTTCTTTTTCTGATATGTAAATAACATCAGTAGACTGATCTAATATTTCATACTCTCCTTCTTTATATCCCTGCTGTTTTTCTACCCTTTGTTTTAAATTAGATGTAGCACCTATTTTTTTACCTGGTATGTGATAGATGTAGTAAACTTTTTCTTGTTCCATATTAAAAATTTAGTTTATTATTATACAAATGTAAGTTGTTTGCGAAATGGTAATACCATCCTGGTTGTATAGCAAGCTCTCTAGCTATTAATTTTTGTAGTTCTGAAAAACAGTATTGATCATTACAGAAACCATACCATAGATCATTAGAACGCATTATAACAGTCATGTTTAATTTACCTTCATGTATGTCAAAGGTTATACCCAACGTACATGGTGTATCAAACTCGTATTTTGATGCTTCTTTACCATCATAAATAGATATAACAGCTTGTCTAGTTGTAGGATCTTTTCTTAATAACTCTATTACATTCTGTAGTTGATTATTTCTATTCCATTGGTATCCATAATTTGAATTAACGTTACCATTAGCATCAGCCATTTTTTGCCATATGATTGGTACTTTACCGTATATATCACCAAGTTTAGATATATTTCTATCTCCAGACAAATACCACTGCCATTCAGCTTCGGCGTATTCTTTTTTCCATTTCCTACTATTATTCGTTATAAGATTCTGCGTTGGATTAAGTATTTGCATACCAATATTTACAACGCGTTTAGTATCTCTATGATTATGACCATGTCTATTTATATAATCATAAAAGTAGTTGAATGCTTCGTTAGCATCTTTAAAAACATTATACATATTAATCATTATATTTATTATAGTAATACAAGTAGTATTCGTAAAGTTTTTCCCATATAACAACTTTACCAAACGACTCTTTACTTCTGTTTATTTTACCGTTTAATTCTATTTCTAAATACCATTTATTATTATTCTTTTTATCACTAATAGGAGAAACAAATATCTTATTACGTATACACCATTCAGACGCATCCATCTCTCTGTTTGAAGCATAATAAGAACCCATTAATCCCATTGCCAATTTTTTAATTGATCATACTCATCTTTAGATATACATAAACTAAATTCATCATTTAACTTAGAGTCTATAACCTTAATTATAGCGTATATATCTTTCTTATTTACTACTTTAATATTTATCATAATTATATTATTTTTCCCATGGCATTTTTTCACCTGATACATCTTGTATTTCGTATGGTACAAAGCCACCAGATCTTGGATCCCATTTGAAATGACATTCAGCACCATTTTCACCAAGGTTTTGAAATTTAATTTTTAATACTTTAACTTTAACTGTTTGATCTTCGTAATTCCTATGAACTAATAAACCGTGATAACTAGCATCGTACCATTCGCCTCCACCCTTAATATTATACATCGTAGGTTCATCCATCTTACCATCTTTGTCTTTGTACATCTTTGTTGGATGTGCTACAACTATAACTAGTACATCATACTTTTTAGCAAATATTTCAATCTTACTTAAATATTCAAGCGTGTAAACATTAACATCACCAGATTCACTACCACCAGTATCACGAACTTTATTAAAAGGATCTATAACGAGACATTTAATACCTTTACGTTTAACCAGCTCAGCACCTTTACGTAATACAGAATCAAGTGTATACTTATCCATATCAATAAAGTAGAAGTTATCATTAACATGCTCTTTTACATAATTCCAACGAGCACTTCCAATGTCTTCTTTCGTAGGCATTTCACCCCATACCTTACGCATCAACTTATGAGCGTGTAAGTACGTTGGTTGATTTTCAGGAGAAGCAAACGCTGTTTTCCATTGGTAATTATTGTTGTAACCAACAACCATTTGATCAACAAAATCTGACTTACCAGAACTAGGTATACCAGTTACAGCTATGAACTGCTTAGTATATGTTGAAAATATATTATCAAAATTCTCTAATCCAACTTGATAACCTGGTTTAAAACCATTTTCAACAAAATCAATTAATTCGCCTTCTATATCATTAAGTGTTGTTACATTCTCTAATGGAACCGCTCTAGATGAATCTAAGACCTTTTTTAACTCTTCGCTGCCATACTTAATCAAATATTCATTCGCGTCCTTACAGTCTTTAAAATCAATCGTGAAGCATATCTCAGCTCCAAGCCTTCGTATAAACTCTTGTTTTAAAGCTTGACCAGCTTCATCTGTATCTACAGCTAGTATAATTTTCTTATCATCTAAGTAGTCAATACAATTATCTAAATATTCTAAGTTATTAGATGTAAGAGTTGCACCGTTAGGTACTGATATAACATTTTTAATACCAGCTTCGTGAAAAGCTAATACATCCATTTCACCTTCAACAATAATTACTGAATCGTAACCTACAATGCTATTTATATTGTAGAATATTTTTTCAGCTCCTTTAAATAATTTAAAGTTCTTAGCTCCATCTCTGTATTTAATGTTTATCAACTGATCACCCATCCAGTAATTAAACCTTATAGTGTTTTCTGATCTACCAGTTTGAGGCATCCATTCCATGCCTTCACTTACCTGAAGTTCTTTTAGAGTATTTTTTGATATACCTCTGATTTTAAACCAATCCTCAACTTTGGTAGAGCTTATCTCCATTATTGTGTCTAAACCAGGTCTTACATAAGTTTTTTCACTAGCACCCTTACGTTGATAAGTATGCATTTGAAATGTTGTATTACAATTATGGCACGTACCAATACCTATTTCCCAATTATAACTAGCACATTTTAATTTTTTATGTGCACCTTTCCTATCTTCAGAACAAAGTGGACACGTACCTTGTTTTGATCCTTCTTCAAGACCATGTTGATTGAACTTATCAATCTTAAAACCTTTTATTTCATCCTTATTCATTGTCAAAGTTATTCGGTTAAAAAAGCCCCGCAATTTGCGAGGCTTATATTTAAGTTAAAAATTCAAATCTAAAACGGTAGATCGTCTGGATTTGCACTTGCTTGAGGTGCTTTATCCATTTGAAGTGGTTTACCATCTCCTTCGTAAGGAGCTTTATCAGGGAAATTACCATTTGTCCAAGCTACTTTTACATTACCTAGATATACTTTAGGTTCTTTATCTTCTCTTTCTTCTTTCGATTGAGCAACTGTAATAGGACCTTGATTACCAAACTTATCAAAGTCATCATTGATTGTAATTGTTATAGGAAGATACTCTCCCTTTTTACCTTTAATGATTTTGTCTTTTGGTATCTCACTTAGATTGATACTTGCATTTACTATTCCTGCCATAATTTAATATTTATTTGTTTTTCTTTTTTATAATGTTTTATTAATAAAGTATTGATTTGGATCGAAAGTATCTGTATTATAAAATAAATCATATACTTCACTAGCCTTTTCAACTTTTTCCGCGCCCCTCTCTAAAAATTGAGCAGAGCAATCAAACACACCTATTTGATGCGTCTTCTTATCTATAGCTATAAATACAAACTCATAACCAAATATCTTACTATAGATATATGCTTGTGAATCATAGTTGTATTTATTAGCTGACCACTTAAACCCTTCAAGGTCACCAGTTGTTTTAAGATCAATTATTAACTTTTCATCGTGGTTAATAACATCAGCTTTACCTTTCCATTTTTGGCCGTGTAGATCAACTATACCAGGTTGTTCATATGTAACATCCGCATTACGTATTAAATCCATACAGACATTGTTATTCATAACCTTGTCTATCATTTTATCTATTACGTCAACTTCATGCTGTAATAAACATAGCTCACCACCAGATAACTCTTTATACTTATTAGTATTACGAGTACTTGATTCAATGATTTTATACTTTTTAAGCTTACCAGGTTCTAGTATTGCTGTGTGGAAATAACCACCAACTAAAAAAGCTGAAACCATTTCTCTTGGACCACGTAAAGCTAATGGATTAGTTAATAATGTGCTAATGTCAGAGTTACTTAAAAACTGTTGACCAAACTCACCATAATAGTGTTCGTCTTCACGAAGTTTTTCTATTATTTTTTTTTCATCCATTATTAACGAAGTTGACTAAGTACTACAGGACTAACTTCATACTTAGCTGTAATCGCATCAATATTACCACCACCTTTTATATACTCTTTTGCTTTCTCTAAAGCTGCGCCATCTAACTTTGGTTTATGTTCTGATGAACCTTTGCCATGAGAATTAGTTGCGTCACTATCTTGAGTGTCATCAATTAAAAGTAAATTACCTAAAGAGTATTTCTTTCCATAAGAAGAGGCCGAGCCAAATGCTTGAGGAGTTTGCATACCTTTTTGAGCTAAATCAACTCCAACTAAAGCTGTTGCATGTATAGCATCTGTGCCATTACTAATTGTTGCTGTTGATAGAACAATCGGAACCGTATCAAATGAAACTATCTCTTCATTAATACGAATCGTTACATTAAACTTAGTTAGATAAGGTTTGATAGCTTCTAAAATATCCTCTGCGGAGCGATACTTATATTTACCAAAGCTATTAAATCTACCTTTTTCTGTTTTGAAATTAGATTGAATAAAGCTTAATATCTCATTTAAAGATTTAGGCTCTTCAACAGTTTCTTTTTTTGTTACTGCCATTTGATTTTATTTAATTAATACAAATATAATATTTAAATCATAGGAAATCAACCACTTGCGATAATTTTATTTTTTTTGATAAAGAGTCTATAGCTTGTTTTTTGATCTGTGAAATTTTCACATGGGCACTAGTGCCATTAATACCAATCAACTTAGCTATCTTTTTTGCTTTATGCTTATCACAGTCTAATCCATAACCTAATCTTAGTACCTCATATTCATCGTGTGACAATGCTGTTTTCATTATACTTAGTATAAATGAGTTCAACATATCAACTCGATATTCTTTATTTGAATCTGGAATATTATAGTACACGTTATTACTAACGTCATCGTCTATACTTTTAAATATAGAATTAAAAAACATTCTTACTTTTTCTTCGTCGCTCTCACCGGCATTTCGTATTTCGTTTATTTTATGTTCAGGTATTCTCATACCAGCTCTATTTATATCTATAGCTCTTCGTATTGCGCCTTTTATTCTTTTTGAGAAAAAGCTTTTTATACTTTTTTCAGTATCTTCTTTTGACAATGCAAAATCTATATCCCATTTATCTACTGCCTTTATTAGACCAATAGATCCTTCTTGTATTGCGTCTTCTATATTTATAATACCAGATGTCTGATCTGCCATTGAAAATCCTCTTGCTATGTTTTCAACTAATGGTAAAAACTTAATTATAAGTTCCTCTCTAGTATATTCATCCCAAAACTTTCCATCAGGTTGGTTGCACTTAACATCTTTTTTATATATAGTGTAGTTCTTTAAGCTGTAATTTTTCATAAACCATTGTTTAAAATTGTTTTCTCTTGTTTTAATTCATCACCCATATTTCTATGGATCGTTCGAGAAGTACAACTCAATAGCTTAGCTATTTTACTTATAGTAATTCTTTCAGCATTGTTATTTATTTCTAACATACATTGGTATATGTCATCTTTTTCAATACTTTTGGACCTACCTATTAGCTTACCAACAATTTTTAATTTCTCATCAACAGTTAAACCACAACCTATTTTAAATATAACCTTACGCAGTCTATTCTTTGGTGCTAACTTAAATTCTTCATTATAAATCTCTGTTGCAAACTTAAGCAATAAACTACTTGGTACGTTTATTGATACAAAGTTATTATGCTTATCAATTAAAAAGTAGCATAGTTCAAACCAATTAGCTTCAGGCATATCTTTATTTAAAAACCTAAGAACTAATAAATGCCATTTTAAACTCTTGATAGAGTTAATCATAGCTTTTGTTCTGAATAACTCGTAACATTGATAAGTACCATCCTCGTAATACCAACCCCAGTTATAAAAATCACTAGGTTTATCTGTCCAAGGATAACCAACATATATAATGCGTCGTCTATTTAACCATTCAGTATTTCGATTTTGTGACATTAGCCCCTTATTATATATATCTTAAGGCCTATTGTCACAGTTTTGATAAAATCATGAATAGCCTATTTTTTTTAATAAAAAAATATTTGTGTGATTAAATGCAAAATTAATACATTTCATAAAGGTTATTTACATTGATTCATAATCATCACCTACTACAACGTCAAGTTCATCACCGATTCTTGAAATTGTATTAGATAACTGAATGGCTAGATCTTCAATCCATTCTCTTGATTTATTACTTAGTATTATTTTCTTTTCTTTAGTACTTAGTTCTTCAAAAACTATATTATCAGATCCAGATCTAAAAAATATTCCAGATAAATTTCGTTTCATATATATATAATGTTAAATAAATTGTTATACGATGCGTTTAGATGACATTTAACGACATCTAAATCAATTTATGTATATACAATAAAATTGAAAAAGAGTGGTCGTTAAAATCAATATTTAGAACTTAAGTAATTTAAGTTTTCTTCTGTATTTTATTAATAATACTATGTTATTATACTCAATACTTTGTTGTTTAATAAGTGAGTTTAATATCTCACACTCTAATTGAGCAATATATAATTCTATAAAATAAATATGCTTGTATTTTCTAATATTCATAGTTATTATTATTTTCGTTGCTCCGCACAGTATATTAATGATTTTTCAATGACATCTTGTATTTCTTCTAATATTTCACAAACAAAAACAATAGAGTCTATTTCAATGGTTATTCTATTATCATAATCAAAATTAAAACTTAATTCCATTAAGTCATTAACATTAAAATCTGAAGCATCTATATTTGATAAAGTATTTTCAACTATAGATTTGACTTCTGAAAATGTAAATAATTCTTCTTGCGTGTTTTTGTATTTTTCAACTAAATCTTCTAACTCTTTTGTGTTTTTGTGTTTTTCAACTAAATCTTCTAACTCTTTAAGTAAACTCATTTTTATTTGTATTTATTTGATTTTTATATATTTTACTACGTTTTATATCTGTAAGACACTGATAGCATATATGCTTTGTAGATATACCACTTGGTATCAATGTATTACAAATTCTACATCTTATATTATTTTCTCCATTCATTAAAAAAATCTTCTAATATATTTATTGAACTATATCTATTTTCAAAAAATTCAACAACATCTTCTGATGTGTAGTTGTTTTTATACCATGATGGATAAAACTCTGTTACTTCATAGCCATTGATTTTCTCGTAAAAAGATATAACTTTCATTAATTGATATTTATCAAGATGTTCCCATTTTGCAGCTATTCCATCCATTGTTGTTCATTAAATTTTAATATTAAACTTCTTATTTTTTTACCAAGCTCTGCATCGTTAGGTTCTTCATCTATTAAGGTATACATGTCGTGTAGCATGTATAGCATCTCAATTTCAGTTTTGCCTTTGTAAGTATTTGTCATAATTTTTTAATATATAAGTTACTAAGTATTCATATCTAAGATGACGGTAATCTATAAGAACTCTTTGCTTGCATTCACGTCTATGTACTTTAAGATATTTATCTATCCAACCGAAAAAAGATTTAATACAAGGATTTATTTGGTAAGCATTAACGTTTTTATGGCTTATTAGCACTCTAACGTAGCCAGACTTATAAATACCAAACTTTGGTTTATAACCCCACTTATTTTTTAAAGGTAATTCCCATATTTCTGTGCCATTTTTTTTCTGTATATCAGATGTAACTTCAGTACACCCAAAATGAATAAGCAACTCTTTAGATTCAACTATTGTCATTGTTATTTAATTTTAATTATTATATATATTAGTACGTTATAGATCTGCAAGAGCAGTATTATAAATTTATTCTTCTTGATCTAGCTAATGCCATTGTTATTTCATATGGCAAGCATTCGCATCCGTCATAATCAATTAGTTCACCGTCTTCAAATATTAGTTTACCACAAGCATAATATATTGATCCTTCAGTATCTGAATCGTATAGCTCCCAAAAACCGTGTTCAATACCAAATATCTCACTTGGTACCATAATTAGGTAATCTTTATCATGACTTTTGCCCTCGATCCTTTCAAACATTAGTTATTTTATTTAATCCTACTATTTCTCTTACAATGTTTAATGTTTCAACTAATGAACTAGGATCAATATTTCTTTTTTGAAATAAAAATATAGCGTCTTTCATTGTATTAACATGGTATATAACTGTAGCGTGATCTCTGTTTAGTATACGCCCAACCTTAGGGAAGGTAATACCGTAATCAACGTAGAATATATAAGATAAGCATCGTCTAAGCATCACTAAATCAGCACCACGTTTTTTAGATATAACTTCAGACACCGTGGCAATCTTAGTTGTTTCACAAACGGTCTTCATACTAGACATTGCTTTAGCAAGTCTTTGTGTGTTAATTCCATTTCTATCAGCGTTTTCTGTTACAACTGTTCTGTTTAGTGTTGAATATAGAGAATCTAATTCTGTTTGTTTTTCTCGTATTTCTTTAAGTAATTCTTCCAATTTAAAATAATTTTTGTGTTAATGCTATTTTAGCTGTTTTTGTTATCTCTTTATTTTTACCGCCTATATGCCAGTTTATTAATTCTTTTTTCTTAATCCATCCATATTCTTTCCAACAATATAATGTAAATATATCGCCGTTTTCAAATTGAAATAACCATTCGTACTGAACTTTTTCATCAGGTGGTCCTTCGTAATCTGGTTCACCAAGTTCTGCATAAAGCTCACTTAATGTTGCTTCTATAGAAACACCATGATACGATGTTCCATTTATCATGCTCTCATGATCTAGTCTTTTAAATTTCATGTTATTAAAGATATTAATTGTGATACTACATACATAACGCCATAGAAGAAAGCAAACCCTACTGGTACTATAATTAAATAAGCTATTATATGTAAAGCTGCTCTTATAAATTCCTCACTCATGTTGTTATTTTATTTATTTTAGTTAATATATAATTTACTACGTTATAAATCTGCAAGTGTTATTAAAACCCCAACAAATAATGACCACATCCCTTGTCTGAGTTCAGTGTATTGTCAAAAGTTGCTAGGGTTATGTGTTAAGGTTCTAACCTCCTCCCAAAGATTTATTTAACTTAACACAATTTCATTTAATCTTTCCAGATCATTACTGTTCCTGGATCATAATACTCGCAGTACCAACCTAATTTATCTAATTCTTTAACGAATTTATTTAGTACACCGATTTCATATAGAGAACTTTCTGCATAGTAATCGAAAATATCTAATCCGTCTAATGTTTCACAATTTTCGGCGCTAACCCATATACCACCTGGAGTACCATCAAATTGTTCTGAAGTTCTAACAAATTTTAATCTTGTTTTCAAGAAGTCCATTACATTTTTTCTATTATTTTTCATGTATAGCATCTATATTTTCTACTATAAGCTCATCACCATGTGCTGATTGTATAGTTAAACCTAACTCATTGAAAATATTTTCAAACGCTGTTGAGTTATCAATGATGTTGTTGAGGTGGACTGCCGCCACCGGATCGTCGGATGTTGCCATGTTTATGAATCCTAAATAGTCAGGAGACTTAGGATCAAATTGGTAGTCGGTTGCAATTACTTGCTGAATGAATTCTGTTGTTGTCATTTCTTTTAATTTTATTAAGTTATTAGTAATTCGTATAATTAGCTGTCTATTGAAAATCTGATCATTCCATCAGAGATACATTTAGTACCTCCGTAAACAGAACCTTCTGTTTCTTCTTCAACGGCACGTATCAAATCATGTGCACTAATGCCTATATTTCTTGGTATAGGATATTTAAAGTATTCAATACCATTTTCTGCTTTTTGTTTAGCTATTGTAATGATATTACCTACTTGAGTTCTTTGATTAATTTGTTGCTGATTTTTATTTACTTTTATTTTCATAATTTCTATTTGTTACTAAGTTGATTATAAATTTTTGTTAGTATTACTTGCATAAGATCTTCATATAGATCTTGGAATGTCTCATCTTCTTCAGTCATACAGTCTGCTTCAACAAAATCCATAACTTTGTAAGTTAACTCAGTTGCTGATATTTCCTTGCTTAGATTAAAGAAATAATCTACTGTGTCTTCTGACCACGTGAATGCGCTTTTGTAATTTTTCATTTTATACTTGTTTATGGAATTTCCAGATTTTATTGTACGCTTGTTTACTAAATTTAGCGTAGCTCTTTTTATTGGTGTATAGCACTTTGTTGTATTCCTCTGAAGTAAACGGTGTACATTTTAGATTATCAACTGATACTTTCATTAGTCTTTTTGATAATAAGTTAAACCTTTATAGTTAATGAACTGATATATACCATCAGCATCTCCATAGGATCTACAACCAAACTTATTAGGTATTTTACATAGATCGAAATGCTCGAACTTTTGACCATTTAGAGTTATAATTTTCTTAAATGAAGTCGGTGAGTTAAATTTTAGATTTGCCATTATGTTTATTTATTTAATTTAAGTTATTATATAATCACTTTCGTTATAGATCTGCAAGTAACAACAGTAACATCTTTAGTTCTTCAACTGTTTCAGCTTGAAACTCATTTAAGAGCTCTTCACCGTATATATAAACTAACATGTTAACAGTGTTTTCACTATTATCGTAAATACCATATGTGTCACCATAATTGTCCCTTTCATATTGTTGGCAAATACTTACCGCTTCAAACGGATCTATGTTATGCTTTTGAAGCCACATATTACATTCAAAGTACCCTATAATATAGTAATCCTCGTTAAACGCCTGAAAGTGCCACTCTTCAGTATTATCATTTGTTAGTACACCTTCGTTAACAAGGTCTAAAACGTATCTTGTTAGTTCTATTTTTATTGAGTGTTTCATATCTTGTTAACAACATTTACATTTACTCCATTCTTTTCCGTTCCTACAGGTCTCACCCATATCTTCGTACTCGTCATCAAATACAGCGTGCTCTAGGCATTCACCGCATAGTTCGTCACTTAGGTAGCTAGCTTCAGCTCCACAACAATTACTTGTACTCATGTTTTACTGTTATCAATTTATTATCTATATCTAATGTTATAATACCGTCTTTAAATTCTTTAAGTCTTTTAAGTATGTCGTGTTTATTACCTTTGATTCCAAAGTATTTTTTTACATCACCTATTTTCCAATGAGCGTTAGGCTTCATACCTGTATGTACATATATACTTAGCTCACATACAAGACAGCATAGATTGTAGTACCCTCTATTAGATTGCTTACCATTTATCATTAAAGGTTTAGCCCAGTCTTTCTCAAACGGTGTTGGTTCAATTACTTTTTTCATGATTCTTGATTTTTTAAATAGTTAAAGTGTTCCGTGTATAGCAACTCAAGGTCACTAATGGTTAATGGTACACGATTTAGTTCTTTCGATGTAGAGACTATTTGTTCTCGTTGATCTATAGTTAGTTGATTCCACCAATGCCACACGCCTGAGCTTCTGCTAACATGGTTATATGTTTTATTATTTCTCATATTTACTAAGTGTTATCGCTAATATATGACATGAAGTCAAGTGCGGTTACACAAGGATCATCGTGCTCGTTACCACCAGGTGTATGTTGGTATTCAATGCCACATGTCTGAGCTTCTGCATCCCACCAGAACATGTATCCAAATGAGCTTACATCTTTGCGATCTATATAATCTTTAATATAGATTTCAGTGCTTGATTTTTCTACATACTCGTAGTAACTAGCTATTAGTTTAATTTCTTCTTCAATGTTAATTGCTTTGTCGTTTTTCATTATGTGCGTTATTATTAATTTATAGGTTAATATATATTTTAGTTCGTTATAGATCTGTTGGTTACTATTTCACCGTTAATCATTTTGGTTGTAGTTCCATCTTTCCATTTAATTTCTATATCGTCTTTCTCGTTTACTAATTGTTCTTTTATCATTAGATTCACTAACCATACTAGATCATCAATTAGATCTTGTTCGTCTTCTCTTGGACAGTCAACCTCGTCTTCTATATAAAAGGTCACTTCACAACGTAACTCATCGGGATTCCTCATGCCTATCTCTATAAAGTGGTCTAATACTTCCTCTTTCCAGACATCGTCTTCTCTTGGGTTTCTTATCCTTAGGTACTTCTCCATAATTTCTATTTATTACTGATCTTTTTTAAGTGTCATTGAATTTACTTTATCTATAAGTTCATTGCCTACCATTGTGAAGTAGCCTTCAGCGTAACGATAAACAGTATCAGGAACTAAAATAGGTGTTTTACCACTATTGCCCATATGTATTACTTCTTGTTCAGCTTGTTTAATAGCTTCTTGTAACGCTGTGGTTATAAACCACTTTTCAAATCCGTTAAATTTAGTTCTACTCATGTTTACTTATTTAATTTTTAATTGCTTTTAAGTGTACAGCATTTGCTTCAGCACCGTACACTAGGTTAATTAATTTATTTCTGTAAATTAACTCTGTTCTGTGATTCTTGAAATTAAACTCAATCTCAATATGAGCATCTATTTGCTCAATTACCTCTTCTTTGGTAAGATAAGCGCTAATAAATCTGAAGTGATCAATAGCATTAGTTGTTAGTTCCATGGTTTCTGTAATTTATTTATTAGTAAGTAAGTCATACCACAAGAGTCAAAATGAGTTGAAAATTCTATTTTATTACTTATTAGTTCTAAAACTATATCAGTTATATTATGGATATACTCATACACTATATAACTATTTTCTTGAGTGTAATAATCATACTTGTCTTTGTATTCTGTATTATCAATTAAGTATTCAGCGAAACCGTTTCCGTCTTTGTACTCTTTACTTAATATTGGTAACTTGGTTAAGTCAATCATAGTTGAAAATTTATTAAATTATAGGTTATTATATATTATACTTCGTTATAGATCTGCAAGACACTGTAATAGAAGCCATCTAATGACTTTAAATAGCTATAATGGTAAATACTATTAATTGTAGTATTAATATTATTAAGAGTTGATAAGAATGCTTTTTAAACATGGTAATGGATATTATTAGTTAAATAGAATTATAGTATGCTAAAACAGTGGTTGTTGGTTATACAACTAATCTCTGCATCAAGCATAGTTTTAGTACAATAAAAAAACTGTGACATTAGGCCATTAGATATACTATAGTAAGGGGCTATTGTCACACTTTTAATAACGGTGTATAGCAAAGGTTAAAAAAGAGAGACCACCAATAAAGGTGATCCCTCATAACCAACCAACTATTAAATTATAAAAAATAATACAGTGGTCTGACTCAAGGCTTCTACCAGACTGTACGCTAAGTAATTCTCTATTTAATTAAGCCATCTATATCTCATCTGACTCGCACAGATAGTATCTCGTATATCCTTCTAGGAGATATTTTTACTTAATGAACTAGTAGCACTGTATTATTTATAACCTATTATTCACTTGCATCTGTAATAGTAACACTGTCAAGAGATCTAGCGAACGCCGGTACTGCATTGGAATTGGTATAATTACCATATTTCTCAAAGCAAGGCATTTCATCAAACCTTTGCTTATTACTATTATATACTTCATCATGGTCATAGGTATACTTTGTACCTTTCGAGTTGGTGAAGCTTACTAGTGTGCCTGTTCCAATAAGAGATTTTCTTATTACAAAGCGTTTAGTAATAATAGAGTTAACTGTTTTTGCTTCCGTAGAAGACTTTGTTGCTTTTTTAGTTGCCATTTGACTGTTTATTTAATTGATTTATAAGATATTATATATATTGCTTCGTTTTAAATCTGCAAGTGCTCACTTTGCGCTTGGTTAAGTTCATTATATTTAATTATTTAAATTATAGGTTATTATATATATCACTTCGTTAAGAATCTGCGAGTGTATAGCACTTCGTGCTTGTAATAATTTTACTCAATAACAGACAATACTTTGAAGTGATCAATAAAAAGTGTGACGTAGGGTGGAGTATACTCTTCCAACCCCTATTTCACTGGTCGGCCTACTTAGCGAGTGTATATCAGAGTGCTTACCTTATCCAGCCATCACCATAACCGGTGATTGCTCTAACCCACTTATAGCTTTTCTCGCCACTTTGTGGATAATCAACTCTCTCGCAACCGCTTCGAAAGTCGTAGTTAAACACTACAGAATCTCTTTTTAAGAGCATTCTACATATATAGAGACCACTATAATTGAATAGGATCGCTACATTATACCTTACATTCTTCATAATAATTGGTATTTAATTGATTAATTTATTTGAATTGTTATATAACTTACTTCGTCAAGTGTCTGTGAGTTAAAACACCCGCCAAGCACGTTACTTGGCGAGTGTGTAGCACTATGATACTTTATTGTACCATATTTGCTTCAATTCTGATTCTATGTCTTCTGCACTAGCATTATCAAGTTCATCATTAAGTAGATCACCTAAGTAATTTCTTCTTGGTTCAACTTGTGAGCTGTATAGTGCTATCACTTTGTACATCTCTTCATAGTCAGGGATGTCTTGATCTGGTGATTTCACCCAATACTTGTCTTCACTGTTGTCTTGATCATGAGTGACACAGAAAATAAATTCTTGTAGTCTCTCAAACTCTTCACCCCAAATAGTCTTCACTAATTTAGAGTATGTTTCATAGTTAAATTCCTTCTTTGTCATGAGTATTAAAATTAATTGATTTACAGGTTATTATATAATTTACTTCGTCAAGAATCTGCAAGAAACGAGTGTATAGCATTACACTTACAATGACAACACCTTGAGGTGACGATGTGAATTGACATACAAAAGTATGACGCAGGTCGGAGTATACTCTTCTGACCCCTGTCTCACTGGTCAGCCTTTAAACTTAGTATGTTAGAGAGTGGTTATTTACTTAGGTAAATCACCATCCAGCCACCATTCAAAAGCAATTTGCTTTGCTACCACATACATCAGAGCATCATAAGGTGTATAACCTTCTTCAAACTCCCAGCCATTGTAAGTTTCACACCCGAGTAACTCTAAACAAGAGATTTTGTCAAGGTGATCAAGCAGCAGTGGATCGTGGTGGTCGGTGACGTGTGTTAGAAGCGTCATACTCTCTTCCATATACTCATGAGCTTCGCTTTTATCACTTACTCCTTCAAAGTCATACTCAGGGTGTATATATGCCACTTGCATATCATACCCATTTAACTGAGCGTCTAGTTGATACTCATCTGGTGAACCTTTCACCGATACGAGTATATCATTTTTAGTGTTACTACAATTTTCCATAATATATAAAATTAAATTGGTTACTTGTTTAAATTAGAGGACGCTCTTGCGAGCATCCTCATTAGTTGTTATTTAGTAAAATAGGTGAGTCCTTTGTAGTTGATATAACTACTAATTCCTTCGCCACCTGTTGAAGTATTAATACAACCAAATTTCTTTGGTATATTATTTAAGTCAAAATGCTCGAATTTTACTCCGTTTAGTCGAATTGCTTTCTTGAAAACAGTTTGACTGTTAAATTTAATAACGCTCATAATAATTAATTGGTTTTAATTTATATATAAATAATTTTATATATAAATTAATATATAAATCACTTCGTTAAGAATCTGCAAGAAATTCGCTGGTTTCTTTGCGAGTGTATAGCACTTTTTTACAGGTATTGGTTAAGGTGGTGGACGATGTAAAAAAAAAGGACAGCCTTGCGGCCATCCTTTTGTTGGTTTATGACTTAGTTACTGATTCACATCCTCTAGCAAATGCTGGAACAGCATTAGTGTTGGTGTAATTTTTGTACTTGGCAAAGCATTCCATACCCTCAAATTTAACCTTAAAGGTGTTATACACTTCATCATGATCATACTTCCAATTTTCACCTTTTTTGTTGGTAAATTCAATAATTTCACCTTTACCAATTAGTGACTTTCTAATAACAAATCTGTTGGTTTTCATAATAATAAAAATTAAATAAAATAAATTAAAAATTAAATAAATTAAATATAAATTATTATATATTTAAACTCGTTAAGAATCTGCAAGAGTGTATAGCAGCTTGCTGCTAAATAATATATACGATATATGCAGATGAAAAAAAGGGATACCCTTTCGGATATCCCTTGTGCTACTTACGATTTTTTCACGCTTGGCAGCTGGCGAGCAAAAGCAGGCACCGCGTTTGTGTTCGTATAATTTTTATACTTAGCGAAGCACGGCATAGCTTCAAATTTGCTCTTGTGAGCGTTATAAACTTCATCATGATCATACGACCAGGTTTCACCCTTTTTGTTAGTGAACTCGATGGTTTCACTTTGACCAATTAATGACTTTCTGATAACAAATCTGTTAGTTTTCATAACATGTTGGTTTGTGTTAATAATTATAGTTAATTTGAATAATTATTAACTGGTTTATAAATAATATTTAAAAGAACTGATATATATATAAAAATAATAAAGGTTTAATTTTTTATATTATTATTTTAAAATATATAAATTAATATATATTTAAACTCGTTAAGAATCTGTATAGCATTTGCAGCTTGCTGCAATAAAATGAGTAGATAAAAAGAAGAGTAAAAAAAAGGGACAGCCTCTCGGCTATCCCCTTTTGATTAGGACTTGGTAACGCTTGGCAGTTCGCGAGCGAATGCAGGCACCGTGTTCGTGTTAGTATAGTTCTTATACTTGGCGAAGCAAGGCATGCTTTCGAACTTGCTCTTGTGAGCGTTATACACTTCGTCGTGATTGTAAGACCAGGTTTGACCCTGTTTGTTGGTGAACTCAATCACTTCATTCTTACCTATTAACGACTTTCTAATAACGAATCTGTTAGTTTTCATAACATGTTGGTTTTATGTTAATAATTATAGATTGTTTTGATAATTATTAACTGGTTTAAAATAAATTTTAATTTTTAATAAAATAATAAAATTAAATTTTTATATTATTATTTTATTTTTATATAAATTATTATATAAATTTGCTCGTTAAGAATCTGTATAGCATTTTATTTATATTATTTATACCATACTACCGGGGAAAAGGTGAAATACTTAGTAGATATTATATAAAACCCAAAAAAATTTACGAAAAACTCTATAAAACAGGGGGACCCCTTTCGTTTCAAAAAACTTTCTTTTTTATTTTTTTATTTTCAAAATAAGGTATTATACAAATACTCTCTACATCTAAGTACTCTCTACAAACACTCTCTACAAAAAAAAGTGTGACAATAGCCTTATAGATAGTATAGTAGGGGGCTAATGTCATAGTTTTGAATATCTTCGTTAATGTGTAAGTATATAAGTATAATAAAAACAGTTACAATGCAAACATGGTTAAATAGAAAGATCCAGGGTCCTCGTCAAGTTGGTGGAGGTGATAAGAAAAAAGGTGGTGTAAAACCTTATGTAACATATGACCGTGACGACCCAAGGATTCAGTCGCACAGTGATAGTTTAGCTTCATATAATAATAGTAATAATGAATATTATGAACAATTTAAGTATGAGGATGATAGGAACAGGGCTGGAGAGGCAGAGTATCAAAGTAGACTTTCTGATGAGGACAGGGAATGGCAAAGGGCAAGAGGCGTTGAGCGTAAGCCCGAACCTTTACTAAGTAAGCAAGAAATTATTTCAAGGGGTAGAAAATGGGCAGAGCCTGTTACCAATGTAAAGTATGCTTCAGATGGAGGAGACCCGTCTAAAAAGCGGCATTATATGAATTATACACCCCCTACGGCCACTACTAGGCCAGCGGGTGTAGTAGGCCCTGGAACTCCTGGATATAGTAGTATGAAAAATAAATCAATAAAACCAACTTCTTTTATACAATCAGATGGGTATGTGAAGGCGGTTTTTTTTGATAAACCTAAACAGGAAGTAATACTTAAGGGTTTAGAAAAGATGCCTATACTTAAAGGTAGTAGTAAGTTAGCATCTCCGAAAATTATTGATAGAAAATTAACGTCTAGAAAATTCACTACATCTCTATACAATCCCAATCCTAAAAAAAATAGTGCGGATTATAAAAAATATGGAGAAGTAAATTTTGGAGATAGAAGAGGTAACAAAGTATTGAATAAAGACCAATTTGTTAGCTTTGAGAAGTTTAAAAAATAAATAACATGATGAGACAAACATGGTTAAATAGAAAAATAAATGGTCCTCGTCAAGTTGGTGAAGGTGTTAAACCTTATATAGCTAAAGACGATGCTGACTACGCTAAACGAACACAAATGTATAATGATAGCTTAGCTGCGCACAATGCAACAGAGAATATTATCAATACTTTGAGAACCCCTAATATGATTGTCGATGATAATCCATATACGGATCATAATTATTATACAAATGTAGAAGGTAGTACAGGTGACCTCAATAGTAAGCCATATGAATCTTATAGTGGTGTTAAGGGTGTTGCTCAAGATATTAAGACATTAAAGAGAACAGATAAGAGCTTAGGTAATACAGAGTCTGTTAAGAGTAAGATATATTATGATGGTGGAGGTGTAGGTCGTAGCCGTCACCGCTATTCTACATTTGAATTACCGTATCGTCCAAAACCTAAGCAACCTATAGAAAGTAATAGATCTGATATG